GAACTCGTCCACAGAATCGGCTGGGAGGGTGAACCTTGGCTTGCGCTGGACCCGGAGCCCCTTGATCTTCCAGGGCATCTCGGTGAGGAGTTTTTCCTCTATGGCCCAGCGCCACACCAGGCGGAAGTGCCGGTGCATATTGTTCGCCCCCTGCTTGGTGTGCCGCCGACCCTTATCGGTGGTCCCGGCCAGGAAGGTGCGCCGGATGCGGAGGATGTCAGGCGCGGTGATCTGGTCGGCAGGGGTAGAACCGAACTCCGGCAGCAGGTAGAGCCGGAAGTCCCGCTTGACCCGGTCGACATGAGATTCAGAGTCGGGACCAGGATGGCACCGCTCCCATTCGTCCAGGAGGGCCTGGACCGTCGGTGCCGGGGCGCGGTCCTCCTTGATGGCGGTCAGGGACTCCCGGAAGTCGGCCAGCCACTTCTGAGCCTTTGGCAGCAGGGCCTCTCCGGTGGTCCGGTGATGTTCCTTTTTGTCGGCCTTGAAGCGACACCAATAGATGCCTTTGATCTTTTTGAGATTTCCAACCCAACCACCTGCCACGTCAAACCCCTTTGTGCGACATTCTACGTCCATGAACGTCCAAAAAAATATTTTTCTGTATCACTTGACATAGGGACCAAATGGACCGAAACTGTGGCATCGAAGGAGAACGAGATGAACCTCCCTACCGAGAAGCAGATCAACTTCCTTACCACCCTGGCCGCCAGCCGCGACCTATCCAAGGCCCCTTGGAACACTTCGGTAGTCGAGGCGGCCAAGAAGGGCAAAGCGTCCTCTTTCCAGGTCTCCAAGGCCATCGACGAGATGAAGGGTCTCCCATGGCTGCCCAAGACCGGGCAGGGTCCCCAGACGCCCCTGGTGCCGGTGGGGTTCTACCAGCTCGACGGCATCATCTACAAAGTGCGCTCCAGTAAGGCCGACCCCACTCACCGCTACGCTATGGCTTTCCAGGTCAGCGGGGCAGGGAAGGGCACCTACAGCTATGAGGCCGGGAAGGGCAAGATCGCCAAGCTGACTCTAGCCCATAAGCTGACCCTGGAACAGGCTGCCGCCATGGGCCACCAGACCGGTTGCTGTGTCATCTGCGGGCGCGAGTTGACGGATCCGGGTTCCATTGCTTTGGGCGTGGGCCCCGTGTGCGCCGAGAAGTGCGGCTTCTGAGCGGAAACCATCCAGTGAAGGCTCGCCCGGTTCAGCCCCGGGCTTGAGCCAGTGAGAGGAGGTCACCTGATGACCATCAGACCAACCCGCAAGGTCACCATCACGCTTTATGCCGCCACCGCTGAAGATGTCCGTAAGGCCCTGCTCCACCTGGCGGAGGGCAAGCACATCGCCATCCTGGATCCCACCAAGGCGCCCGCCATGATCGAGACGGATGAGGTATTCGGCTCTCTGGAGATACAGAAGGTTATCGGCAGCATCGGATTTTAACAATGAACCCTTTAGGAGTCATTATGGCAAGCCATACCCCAGGTCCATGGAGGGTCCACCCCGAAATCGGCTTCACCCTGATCGAGGCGCCGGACGGCTCTGAGATCGCGGATGTCCGCGACGAGGCCAACGCCCCCCTGATCGCCGCCGCGCCAATCCTTTATCGGGAACTGTCCCATCTGGTTCGCCTCATGGAACCCCTTGAGCGGGACGGACGCCTGAATGTTCCCGGCGTTGCCACCCTCAATGGGGCCCGCGCGGCCCTCTCCAGTGCGAAAGGAAAGGAATAATGCCCAGACTCATCTGCCTTGCCAAGGGTGGCTGCCGATGGAAGGTGATCCGCGAGGACTGGATCCCCCGGACCCCAGAGCGCCCCTGGCCCCAGCTCGTTCGGTTCCACGAATGCGAGCTGTGCCACGACACCAAGGCCACGTTGACCAGCCCCGACAATACCGAGTCCATGTTCTCCATCCCCGACCGCAATAATGCCCGAGTAGCGTCGTGAGCAGCGACGGGACGGGCCATCTGAATATAGGGTCCAAATGGCCTACAATGGGCCAGGAGGACGACATGGCCAAAATGGGTCGACCAATCACGTTGCCCGGATTCTGGGGGCCCCTGGCGGCGCGTGAAGGGGGTGTCATTAAACTGGCTACCCGTCTGGGTTTGGAAGTCAGGACCATGCGCCGCTGGGCCTGCAATGAGAGGTCTATGGATGCAGTGGTGGCGTCCAAGATTGAGGACATGCGCCTCCCCGACGACTACTTCAAGGTTTACCATGCCATGAGCGGCGAGGCACCGGACGGAGTTCACCACCTCGTTGCCTCTGCCCCAGAGGGCTGGGTGATCTTTCCGCTCACCAAGGGCGGGTGGAGCAAGCGGGTGGCATGGGATGGTGATCCGTTCCGCCTAGAGCCCGGGAACGAGAAGAAGGCCCGCGCCGCCGGATGGCCTTGGTAAGGTTCCGCTCCTGGCCCCGCACCAACGAGGGCCGGTCCTGTCTAAAACCATCCCGAGGTAGCCATGACCGACACCCTGAAACTCGACTACTGGGAGGAATGCCTTGCGCAGTCCTTTGAAGAACACGGCATCACCGCGACCCGCGAGCAGATCCGAGCCGTGGCTGATGACGTTGAAGGCGGACGCGAGTGCATGGACATGGCGTTCTACGTCCCTGAGAACCCGGTCCATGAGGAACTGGCGCGGACCAAGCGCGAACTTCAGAAGGAGCGCGACAAGGTGGTCTGTCCCGACTGTCGAGGGCGTGGCCGTCTCGTCTATGCCTCCGGAGACCGGAGCGTGGATACCCAGTGCGACAAGTGCTCCGGTGAAGGCTACTACATCCCCCGTTAACGAATGTCCAGAAGCATCCCGCGCCAGAAAGGAACCTGCCATGGATCGCTGGCTCCCCGAAGAGCCCATTGCCTGCATCCAGGAAGCCATCAGGCACCTGGATTTCGCCCCAACCACCCAGGAGGACCAGCAGCAGGTTGAAGCCGCCCTGGCGTCCGTGAAGTCCCGGGTCGCGGAACTGGAGGCGGAAGCCCGGGGTGCTCGGATCATGCTCGCCGCCATCGTCTCGGAGGCTGGCGGAGAGGTGCGCGTCAACGACGAGGCGCTGATGCCCCACTACGAGATGCAGACCCACCGCCAGAATCGTCAAACCATCATTCACGCCCGCCGGGCGTAGATGTCCACTTGCACCACCCATCTTGAAAGGAACGACATGCCCGGCAACTGCGGAACCCACGGCAACTACCTCAACCCCGGATCGACCTGCCCGACTTGCGCCGAGCGGATCAGGACTCTGGAGCATGTCCTGGGGCGCGTCGAAGTCCTCCTGGCCCACATGACGATGCCGGAGACGGGTCGGATGAACCGAGCCCTCGGGCTCCGGTGGGCGATCTCCGATGAACCCCTGCGCTGTGACGCCGAGAACCTGCTTCCTGTCGTCCGCGAAGCCATCAAGGGCAGGTAACTGTCCAGGATTCCCCCGATGCTCACCGCCTCCGCCAGCCCACGAAAAAGCCCCCTCACGGGGGCGGGATTCCTGCCTGGTGGAAAGCCGCTAGGATCCAATCCCTGGCGCGTCGTGAGCGGGGCATCTCCTCGGCCCAACGCCGGACGGTGCGCTCGTCGCAGTCCAGCACCTCGGCCAGGGCTTGGACGCCCCCCAGTTTCACGGCCAGGGAGCGCCAGGGTTCCGGAAGGGTGGTGGGGCGGCCCATCACACAAACTCGATGATCTGGAGGCGGTGGCATCCCTCCAGTGCGGCCCACATGCCCCAGCAGTCCATCCAGACGGCCCGGAGGACCGGCGCGCCCAGGGTCCGCATTTCCTTGACAACCAGGTCAAGGTGATCCTGCTCATAGTGGTTATGCACCAGGGCGATTCGCATCTCAACCTCCTATTACGGTTTCCAGTCGGAATGGCTATCGGGGGTATAGGCAATGCGCGGGAAGTCGGTCACGCCAGCGCCCATCTTGTTGCGGAGATGCTCGCGGATCGCGGACTTCATGCGGCGGAGGGAGTCGAACCCGGACTCGCAGGAAATCTGGTTGTTGACCGAAACGCCCGTGAACAGGTATTCGCCGGAGTCGTTGGAACGGAAGGTGAATTCCTGACCGTTGAAGTTCACATCGATTCGCCGCATCTCTTCTCCCTGTGGTTGTGGGTTCGTTGCCCAACACGGAAAGTATCGGACAGAATGTCCGATACGTCAACCTCCAAACACAAATTTATTTTGGCAGCCGAATAAGGCTGCCCAGCGCCTGAACGATGGCACCTCCAGGAGGACCGGATGAGAAAACCGCATCGGGACCCATCCCCGCTACGAGCGGAGCTAACCGCGTTAAAGGCCAAGGTGCAGCGGGTAGATTTCCGGATGGCCGATATCGAGCGGGAATTCTGGTTAGATGGTGGCGTTTGCTGCCCCTGCTGCGGCGTCCCCGGATACTCCGAGATGATGTCGGCCCAAGAACGTCGTGAGCGGCGAATCCTCTATATCGAGAAGAAACTCAAAGGAGCCCCATGAAAGTTATCTCCCCCTCCGTCACCCTTCTCCACGCCACCCCCGATCCCGAACTGGTCATCGAGCGTGCCGGAAGGACATGCTACAAGTCCGAGGACCGGATCACCGCCGACAGCCACGTCGAATTCATCCGGAGGCTCCTGGACCCCGCCAAGCCCCACGAATCAGTCCTGGAACATGCCAGCGCCGGGTTCATCATCGTCTGCGACCGCGGCATCAGCCATGAGCTAGTGCGGCATCGGCTGGCCAGCTACAGCCAGGAATCCACCCGCTACTGCAACTACGGCAAGGGAAAGTTCAGCGAGGAGATCACGGTCGTCCAGCCCTCCAATATCTCCAGTCTCCACGAGGACGCATCTACCGTATCCCTCGGTAAGGGCGCCTGGACCTTGGCGATGCAGGACTCCGAGCGGGCCTATCTGGCACTACTGGCATGTGGAACCAAGCCACAGGATGCCCGATCCGTCCTCCCCACATGCCTCAAGACCGAGATCGTCATGACCGCCAACTTTCGGGAGTGGAGGCATTTCCTATCCCTGCGTCTGGCCCCGGCGGCCCATCCGGACATGCGCGTTATAGCCGAGATGATCCGGACAGAGCTGGTGGTCCTGGCTCCCACCGTTTTCGAGCCCTTCGGCAAGGAGGCATGATGCCAAGACCACCCTATCCCCCGAGTGGCGAGCCCCAGACCATAGACCAATGGCGAGCCTGGACGGACTCCCTCCGGGATCGAGTGGCGGAACTAGAGGACGTAGTTATCCGTGCCTTCGATACGACCCCGAAAGCCTATCGGATGTTCTCCGCAATCCCCGTCCCAGTCGGAGCCCTCTTGGCCACCCTTACATCCTGGAACTTCGCCACCCAGAATTTCCGGGCCAAGGTCAAGGAGTAGGAAGCCGAGTTGGCCGAATGCCAGGGCCTTGAGGACCGGATGCGGGACATCCTCCACCGGACGGCCAACGCTCTGCATGGCGGTCCCCTGCCGGATGGGCTCTGGTCCTGGCATGACCTTCCGGAGTTGGCAGCCAAGCCTCGGGCCGCGGTCCTCCGCAAGGTGTATGCGGCAGACGATGGCACCTTCCAAGTGCTTCTGGACGGAAAGGTGGTTTTCCGCCATCCGAATCCAGGCATGGCCGAGAACGCCATGGCCACGCTTCAGTGGCACCTGGACGAGATAGAGAAGGCCAGGAAGGGAGGGCTATGATCCTTGTCTCAGGCAAGGTTCAGGGCCAAGCGGCCCAAAAATTCCCGGAATTCAGATACCGACAGGCTGTTCCGCCCCCACCAATCAGCAGCATATGGGACTTGGATCCCAACCGCCTCTACCCCGACCGGGAGTTCCCGCGCTACACCTCGATCAGCCAGACGACGTTCACGGCCATCGACGTCGCCGACTACGAGGTGGAGATCGCCGATGATGGAACCTCACAGTTCCGCTACCGGGTGCAGCTATTCATGGTCCCGGGCCGGTTCACCCCCATGGCGCAGGGTCGGCTCCAGGTCCTGGAGTTCTTCTGTACCCCGGAACTGGACACCAAGCAGATCGTGGACATCGCCCTTCGGGAAGCGTTCGCATAAATATTTCCTGATTATCGGCGAGCCTCAGCCTAAAGAGACGCCAAAGCCCGGGTGAATATCCCGCGCCTACCCCTGCCTCGGAATTCGGCGGGGGAATTTTTCGGATTGAGTGCATCACTTTGATGGGAACTGGTGTAAACTGATGCGCAACGGAATCCCAACATGCCGAACCCCAGCCATAAGCCCAAACGACGCCCTCTTCTGGATGTGAGAACGACCGTGAGTTTCGAACAAGAGATATACAGTGCGCTGGAGGACATCTCCTACGAGAAGCGCGTTTCCATTGGCTGCATCGTGCGCGAAGCCGTGGCCATCTATGTTCAGGGTTATGCCCAGTTGCCCCAGCAGTCTGGCGGGAGGGGGCGGCGATGACCAAGAGCAACGGTTCCAAGGTGCTAGCCCAGCTCCTCGAAAAGGGCATCATCCAAGGAGACTCACTCGACTGGCTGCCGAAGCTGCCGAAGGGCAGCGTTGACCTGTTCTTCACTAGCCCCCCCTATGCCGACGCGAGGGCCTATAGCCGCATCCACCCGGACACCTACGTAGAGTGGTTCCTCCCCTTTGCCCGTGCGATGTTTGATGCGACCAGCGAAACCGGCAGCCTCATCATCAACATCAAGAACCGGGTGGCTAATCGTGGCCCACTGAAAGGGCAGCGTCACCCCTATGTCTTTCAGTTGGTCCTTGCCCTTCAGTCCATGGGCTGGCGATGGGTGGAAACCTACATCTGGGCGAAGCCAAACGCGGTGCCGGGCAAATTCGGGCCCCGCACCAAGGACAGCTATGAGTATGTCTTCCACTTTGCCCGAGGTCCCAAGCCATTCTTCGACCTGGATGCCGTGCGTGTGCCCTACAAGGCGGACGCGGCAGAGATCGCCCGCCGGAAGAACGACACCCTCGGCAGACGCAACACTGATGCGGGGTTCGGGCGTGATCGCACGAAAACCTACCTGCTGGGTGGAGCGGATCCAGGCAATGTCGTTTCAGTGCCCCAAACCTACAACCAGTACCGTGGGGTGGCTCATACCGCTGCGATGCCCGAGGGGCTGGCAGAGTTCTTCATCAAAGCTGCGTCACCCGAAGGCGGGGTCGTTGTCGATCCGTTTGCCGGGGGAGGCACCACGGTTGTTGTGGCAAAGCAGTTGGGGCGGCGAGCCGGAGGGTTTGAGATCCATTCGCAGTTTGTGGATGAGGCGCGTCGCAGGATCGCGGAAAACATCGCTAACGATCTTCCTGGTATGCTCACCCTCATAGGGTGAGATTGTGCCAACAGTAGATGAAACCGTACAGAAGATTGCGGCAGCGGAAACGTGGGACAAACGCGTTGCGCAGATCCGATTGATTCCCCAGCATCACGGGAACGGTGAACACCCCGAAATCTACGCCAACATCGCCAAGGCATTGTATGTCCCGCATCTGGTCCCGGACTTTGCGTATGTCCGTGAGTCACTGTTCTACGAGCCCGAATACTTCACGGAGGTGTACGCCTCCGCAGAAAGAGCAAGCCACGGTTTCACTTTGGTTTCAGAAGCAGACCTGGCGCGGATTATCGAAGAAGATCCCCGCACCCTTCTGGTCTTCCGCACGATCACTGGCCTACTGCGCGACGAGTTTGCGCAAACGACTAAGATTGTTGCGAAGCCCCTTGCCTTAAAGCCGATCTCAAAGGGCAAGGTTGGTTCCATGGAGCGGAAGGGCACCAGCGCCAAGGGGGAGATTGCGCTGGTAGCAGCCAAAACTCTCTATCGGGTCATGGATGGCAGCCTTTTCGGTCGGACGCCAGGGGACCCTCACAGCAAGCAGGTGAAACCGGATACCCATGACGGGTGGCCGCAGGTTCAGCAGTTCGCCGCTGGTGGCGTCCCCTACGCCTTGTTCCTGCATCAACGACACTACGGAGGCGCGTTCCGGCAGCTTCTTGATGCCACCTCAACCAAGCGGGGTGACCTTTTCGAGGATGCAGTAGAAGCCCTGTTCAAGAAGAACCGAATCCCCTACATCCGTACCGGCGGCCATGACCAGGGAGCCATCGCTGAAAGATTCGAGGTCACGGTCGCCCCAGCCCCTGACTTCGTTGTGTTCGATCAATCCGGGACCCTTCGGGCCATGCTCGAATGCAAGACCATCAACGATGGGGGGACTGCCAGGGACAAGGCTTCGCGCTTCACTACCCTCCGGGCGGAATGCGCCCGACTGAACGGGGTCCCTCTGGTCGCGGTTCTGGGCGGAATGGGGTGGACGAGAACGAATGACACGCTGGGGCCTGTGGTTCGGGACACCGAGGGCCGAGTTTTCACCCTCGCCAACCTTCAAGAGATGATGGCCGTTGCGCCATTCCCCTCGCTGATTGGCATCGCGCCTCCTGCCGCCGACGATGAAGAACAAGAAGAGGCCCTGGCTGCTGAAGAAGACGATTAGGCAGCCTTCCCCATCCAGGCCAGTTTTAGGAGCGGCTGGGGCATAGCCGGGGTCTGGACCGCCGCCGTGAGCAGGCGCGGGAGCATGGACTTCAGATCGAACCGCCGGTTGAAGCGGTAGCTGAATTCCGCGAGGTACCGGTCCAGGTGCCCCCGGCTGATCCAGCGGGTGACGCCGACGATGTTGCCCTTCAGGTTGCCCAGGACCGTATTCACCCAAGGGAACAGGGGGCTCTTGGCGGAACGCCAACCGCCGGGGCTGACATGGGCCTCATGCTCGAACCCGGCTTCGCCCAGGAAGTTGTATGCCTTCCACCCATCGGTGAGCACCTTGGAACCCTGCACGAAGCCGGACGAGAACCACGCCCGCAGTTCCTTCATGTCCACGTGCTTGAGTGCCTTCATCCGCATGTGCAGCACGGAGGCCGGGTGGTCCGGGTCGGTCATCACCGCCACCACGAACGGCGTCTTTCCCGCTGCTCCCCGGCCCCGCTTGCCCTCGTGGCTCTCGCCGCCGACATAGGCGTCGTCCACCTCGATCCGGCCAGACAGGACGGTCTTCTCCTCGCGCTCCAGCATCACCTCCATGAGCTTGTGCTTGATGGCCCAGGCCGTTTCATAGCAGACCCCGAGTTGGCGTTTCAACTCCAGAGCGGAGACGGAATGCTTGCCCTGGGTGAGCAGGTGCATGGCCTGAAACCAGACCGTGAGCGGCAGTTTGGTGCCCTGGAAGATGGTTCCCGCCGTGGGACTGGTCTGGTGACGGCATTCCTGGCACTGGAACAGGCCCCTGGCGAGGCGGCAGTGCCGGGCTGACCCGCACTCGGGGCAAACGAATCCGTCACGCCAGCGGGCCTTGCAGACGGCCTCGATGCACTTGTCCTCGGTGCCATAGCCAGCCATGAAATCCCGCAGCGAGAGCCCCTTCTGGAACTGGATGTCGTAGCTGGCCATGGCATCTCCTGCCTCAAGTATGGGGCGGCGGAAACACGGCATTCGTTTTTGTTTCGCCTTAGGCGTGAACCATGTCCCCAGAGAACATTCTCAATTGGCACCACCGAGCCCGTGGCGAAGCTCCCGCTCAGCGGAGTTTTCAGGAGAAGCGCGGGCAGCGCGGGGTTTCCCCACCCGGGAATGGTGGTGCTTTAGGCTGAGGCTCGCCGATAATCAGGAAATATTTTTCAAAGGGGCTTGACATAGAGACCGTTTGGCCCGAAACTATGTCTATCGAAGGAGAGACCCCATGACCACGACCAACGGCTTCACCCTGAACAACCCCACCCTGGCACAGATGAAGGCCATCCTGGCGGTCAAAAACAACACGCCAATGCTCCAGGGATTCGGCATCACTACCCTCAAGAGCCTGGAAAGGCTCGGCCTCATAGCTCATATGGAGAGCGGCAGCGGCTGGATCCTCACCGAAGACGGCCAGACCCACGCCACCCTGATCGAGAAGTGGGGCTAGGACGCCTCGGAAAGCCCCAGGTACCCCGGAAGGGGCTTTTGGGGTAGGATCATCGGCGCGAGTGGCCAGTCAACCCAGGGCCCTGGGAAACGCGGTCTCCTTCATCAAGGCTTGGGCATCAGTGCCTGCTGTCGTGGGTCTAGGGTCTCCCAGTATTCCCGATAGCGGTCATCGGAGGCCCTGACGCACACCAGGAGCCGCGCCGCCTCCCGCTCGGCAGCTTCGGGTGGGACGGATAGGGCGGCCTCCTTGCGGGGCTCGCGTCGAGGCTTGTTCTTTGACTTCGCCATGGACCCGCTAGGCCCCCTGGTAGGCAGCGAAGTTGATGGCGGCGGTGTTACCAAGGGCGTTGGTCGCGTCCTGGTTCTGGAACTGCACCGTTACGAACCGGCCCATGGGGCGCACGAAGAAGCTCTGGGCACCGGTCGCGGGGGCGATGTTGGTGAACTTGGCCTGGGAGAGCCCGGAGGTCCCCATCTGGCCCAGGATGCGAGCGGCAACCAGATCCTGGGCAAGATCCCCCCCGTAGACGGTCACGGTATTCAGGGCCGTTTCCGGAGCCGTGGGATCGACGGTGATCTGGACCAGAGTATAGGCGTCCCAGGTTTCGCCCAGGTCGAAGCTCACCAAGGCGGTCCCGGATGCGGCAAGGCTGGCGATGGATCCGATGACCCGGCCATTGGGGTTTCCCTGGAGTCCTACTCGGCAGTTGACGGGCATGGCTATGCTCCCTTCGGGGCTGTGACTTTGTTGGCGTATGTGGAGAGGTGTTTGGCGAACTTGGCGGGGCGCAGGGATAGGTGGCAGGCACAGTTTGGATGAGCTGGGCAGCATGGCCAATACATCTCGGTCTTGGTCCGGAAGTGCCCTTCCTTCTGGCTCCACTTATGGGCCGAACGGCCCCAATTGGACTTCCCAGCCCAGACCTGGCTGTCGCCGTCCTTTTGCGGCGCATCGGCGGCCACCACCTTGAACTGCTTCTTGGCTTGCGCCAGGCAGTACGGACAGGCCGTGGGCGCAGCGATCCAGATGGCGATCCAGCCGTCGTCCGGATTCACACTGGCCAGCGCCCCGTTCTGGACGGCAAAGGCGGACTCGGTCAGGGCGATCCGGCGCCAGTCACGATTGAGCTGGCCGAACTGGGTCAGGAGGCGCCGCTCCAGAATGCCAGGAGCCTCATCGGCCTGCTTCGAGGCGACCAATTCCTGGACCAGGGTGTGGCGCATGGACGCGGATAGGTTGTTGGCATACTCCAAGCCCCTGGCCTTGGTCCACTCCATGGACGCTGCCTGGGAGGTGTCGACGATGTCCATGGCCTGCATCCAGTTCGGGAGAGCCATGGGCTCGGACATGGCCTGCCCGACCTTGAACATAAGGTGGGTCCGAAGGGCCAGAGCCTGGGCGGCGGCCTCAGCGGAGCCCGGAGGCGTGAGCGCGGCGGTGAGCTTGTCGATTACCTTGCTCCAGCCGTCCATTAGGTCCACGGGGGACTTGCGGGTGTTGAACAGGTCCATCACCTGACCCCAGCCGGAGATACGGGCATTGACCGGCATGAACCCAGCCTTAAGGATGGTGCGGGGCTCGATCTTCTTGCCTAGGACGGCGGAGAGCATTCCGGTCATGGCCCGCTGGCCCCAGCCATAGAACTCATCCTCAATCCGGGTGACAGCAGGGTCAGGGTTCGGGCCCCAGAAGGGTCGCTCGGCCTCGGTCTGTCTGGCGAAGGGAGGTGCCGGCTCACGGCGGCGGCTCAGGGCTTTCAGGATGGTCCGACCAATGCGGATATCGGGCCCTTCAGGGGCGGTGCCGAAACGAGGGTCTAGAGGATGAAAGGGGATCATTCATCCTCCGATCCACCATTCAGGGCATGGAGGCGGTCGGACACCTCTCCACCGAACCCCTTGGGCGGGGCGCCAGCGCCTTCTGGAGCCTCGGGGCCGTCTTCTCCGCCATCACCACCTGGCTGGAAACCTTCCGGTCCACCTGGCCCCATTCCTTCCTCTTGCTGCGGGTTCATGGCACCCTGCTGGGCAGCCTGGAGGCTGGGGTTGAGTAGGGTGGCGCCCAGCTTGGAGTCGGCGAGGCCAGGTAGGCCCACCCAGCATTGGCGAGCTTCGTCCAGGGTGAGGGTGGCGCTGTATCGCTGAAACTCCGCCTGGAGGATCCCGGAGTCGGCAGGAAGGGCGCCGATGCTGGCGATGGGGTGTTTCTTCATGCCCATGCCCAGCCGTGCCTCGTCGATGGTGGACAGACGGGCTCGCTCCTGCGCCTTCCACTTCTCGTCGCCTGGGTTCAGGCCAGTAAACTTGTGTCTGACCCAGGGCGCGAAGCGGGCCAGGACGTCATTGGAGAGCATTCCGCTGATGTCCTGAAGGAAGGGACAGAAACCCTTGTCTTTGGCCGCCGCCAGGCGCTCGGCGGTGTCGTCGCCACTGAGCGAGGACTTCCCGGCAGTAAAGCTCTCCATGCCGATCTCCGCCGGGTCGATGCCGTAAATAGAGCAGCAGATCGCCGTCTGGAGCTGGATCCACTTAGCGAAGGCCATCTCGGAGAAGGGCTGGCCAGTCTGGACAAACTGGGCGGTGGCCTGTTGTCCCCTGGAATTGAGCATGGGCAAGGCGAAGGAGTTGCCCACTCCACGGATCTTGGCCTGCCAGGCGGTTTGGAAGGCTTGCATGGTGGTCGAGTCGTAGTTTCCCCCCAACACCAGAATGCCGCGGGGGATAGCGTTGTTGTCGATCCCCTCGCGGGTGTAGGCACATGCCTGGAGGAAGTTCCCGATGGTCTCGATGGAGCTTTCCAGCTCGGAGGTGCCATAGCCGCACCATTCCAGATCGGTGCTAGGGTTGCGCTGGAACAAGAACGCCTCGTCATAGTCGAATGTGACCAATTGGCCCGATTGGACTTCCTGGATAAGGTAGGCGTTCCCTCCCACGCTGTCGGGTCCTTGCTCGGAGCGGTTGCCCAGGTAGAAGGTCGAGCTGTCCCGAACCCAGAAGGCATCCAGGCCGTTGGCCCCGCGCAGGGGGACGGTCTCGAAGGCGACGTGGTCGTAGGAGAAGGAATCGTCGGAGAGCTTTCGGAGAGCCGTGGGGAGGCCCTCCCTTCCCAACCGTCTCCGCTCCAGGGCATCGAACTCGCGCCCGCCGCAGACCAGGAAATTGGTCAGCCAGGAAAGGTAGGCGTGGTGGTCTTCGGACAGGTCGGCGTTGGGGTCGGCTGCCACCAGCTTCCAACCAGGGATATCGTCCTTGGGGGACGGCTCGGCGAAGGCCAGGAGCTGGCGCTTCCGGGTCCGGTGGATGGCCTGGGTCACCTCAATGCGCCTGGCGAGAGCCTTGAGGGCCACGAAGGGGAGCCCCTGTTTGGGAATATAGAGGCCACCTGAACCTCCACCGAGCCCTTGCAGGAGAGGTGTGGTCCGGGCCTTGGGGTCATCGGCGCCAGGATTGGTCATCTGGAGGGCCTTGGCCACCATGCGGCTGGCAACCCGCTCCGCATGCTGAAGCTGGACCCATTGGCCCATCATGGCCAAGAGATCAGGCGAAGCCGCCTCGCCGCCATAGGTCTTCATGACCTCTTTGTTGGCGTCGGCCACCTCATCGTCCGGGGCCATGGGGTGATAGGCCACCTCAGCGGCCGGCCCCAGGTTGGCAAATGGGGACCCACCGTTCACAGGAGAGAAGAAGAAGCCGCCGGAGTTGCTCACCAAGCCACCTCACCACTGATAGGCGGGATGTCGGACCCGACCCCGGCTATTTCGCGGGGGTAATACCACGTGCAGGACGGGTCCGTGGCATGACAGGTGAAGCGGTTGGTGGCGCACATACCAGCCGCGGGGCAGCCCTCGGGGTAGCTGTTGCATGTCCCGCAGCAAACCCGGCGCATCTCAGCCTTGGCCTGGGTAAGTGCATCGAAAATGGTGGGATCGGTGGGCGGAAGCGGGATGGGGGACGGTGGTGCAGGGGCGGGATCAGGAGCCACAGGGCCCTGCGGGAAACCAGCGGCATTGGCTCCCTCCATCGGGGTCAGGCCCCAGGCGTTGCGCCCCAGGGTGCATAAGTACGCTCCGATGGCCATGGCCATGACCCGATCATCGTGGCATCCAGGGAGGGCCTCCGGGCGCCCTGTGGGCCCACGTTGGAAGGTGCTGCACTCCCGCCAGAACCCTGGGTCCGGATGGATCAGCGAACCTGAGCGAATGGCGGTGTCCAGGGCGTCGACAATCTGGGGACGTGTCTTAGGGTCAGTCGGGAATCCTGGCCGGAGATAGGAATTAACCCCATCATATTCCAGGTGCCGGTACACCTGGGGATAGCCGCTGGTCTCCAGGGTATTCAGGGTGGAGTGGCCGTGGTTGTTTCGCTCCACAGCGAGACATGCCCAGCCGTAGAGCCGTCCCGCGCCCATGAGGAGCTGGGCGAAGGCGATGGGGGTGATCCTGCCATGGATCCAACCCACGACTCGCAGCTCGCGCACCTTGATGATTGGCGCTGTGCAGAAGTCGCCTCCACCCCGCTCGGGATCCGAGATGTCAGTGGTGCCCGCATCCTTGCCCTCGGCAACGTCCGCCGGGATCAGGTAGACCTCTCCAGGAACGGGGTTTTCCAGAATGAAGACGTTGGCCCTGGGCGATTGGGGGCGGGGCAGCTTGCGGGCAGCTTCCATCTGGGTGTTGACGATTTTGGCATCGAAGAACGGCCTGCCGGTCGATAGGAAGGCACCCAGGAGGCTCTCTGGGTATTCCTGCATGAACAGGTCTCCCAGTTCCTTCATCTTGTTCCGGCGCCATGCGATTTGCTGGAGGTCCAGGCCCTCGCGCTCCATTAGGGCCTGCTCGGACTCTTCCTCGTGCCCTCGCTCCATCTCGTTTCGACATTGGATCGGAGCTTGGTCGCTGGTCCAGGGCAGCCGATACTCAGGGTGCCTGAACCATGGGTAGAAGACAACGTCGTAGGGACTGGCACCCTCCATGGCCTGCATGACCAACCGGTAGTAGTCGTTCTGGCCGTTGGCCGTGGTTTCCAGCAGGATGTTCCCATCGGCGCCGACGCCCTGGACGTAGCTGGCCATGAATCCTGGGAAGTTGCGGTAGAAGGCGGCTTCAGATGCGTGGAGGTTGTGGATCACCCCGCCGCGCCAGGGATGCCCGGCCTCGGTGTCGATGATGAACTTAGACGGCGGGTTGACCGCCTGATCCCCAGGAAATACCACCTCGAATTCATATTTGGTATCGGATTCTAGGGTCAGGGCTCCCTGGAGATTTGCCGGGAGATGCTCGAAAAATAATCGATATGTTTCAAGGAGAATCTCAGAAATGTCTTTGTCGTGGCTTAAGACGACCGTGACGCGGCCAGGGTTCTTGATTCCATCCATGAAAAACAAAGCAGCAATAAAAGTTGAGAAGCCAAGCTGCCTCGGCTTGACGATGGCATCCCGTATCCCTCGGAACTTGTCGATCCCCTTCTCTACGGCATGGCGCCTCCGGATGGTTCGGAGGTAGTCCATCTGGATCGGGTTGACGGCGAAGGGCAGGAGCGGGCCGCCCTGCTTGGTCCGGATCTTCAGTGTGGCCGCCGCGAACAGGTCTAGGCGAGCCCCAAGCATCTGGATACGGGAGTCCCGGTCCAGGGCATTCAGGGGCGCCAGGATGGCCGCGGCGCGGGCTGTCTGGTCTTCAAGCAGGGTCATGGTCGGGGTCCGGGGTGAGGACGTAGCTGATGCTGATGTAGGGGATCGGAGGGCCCATGACGTGGATTTGATCGCCAACAACCTCCAGCGTGCATCTGGGATCCAGGCACTCCCGAATGTTTTGGATGAGGCTCTGGTTGATTTCCTGGCCTATCAAAGGGCGGAGGGATTCCTTGATGGCCGCCTTCAGCCTCATTTGGATGGCCTTGCGCCCATGCCGGTTTAGGTCCCCATGCAAGGAGAGTGGTCTATTCATGGGTGCTCCGGGGCATGACAGACAGGTCGATGAAGGTCTCACCCATGAGGGGGATGGTCCAGGCACGTCGGCCATGGGGCTTCTCCATGGGCTGCATGATGGGGTGGTCTGGGGCGAACAGGAACAACTGGCACCGCTTGCGCAGAGCTGCCACCAGCATCTCGGGCGCAGCGGCCTCCTCCATCCATGGGATGGCCACCAGGTCCAGGTCGCGCTGGACGGTGCCGTGGATCGCAAGGGCGTAGCCGTGGGCCCTCGCAACCTCGCAGAGGATGGGATACATGGCCACGTAGCCCGGGGCAGCGTTGGGATTCTTCATAACCGGCCTCTCCGCCTTCTCTTGGGGATCCAGGGACGATAGGGGTATCCGTCGTAGGGAGCGATCCAGGTCATTTCTGGGCCAAGGCCATATGGGCCGCTCACGGTGATCTGGACCCGGCCATGAGCCATCGGGGTCCTGGTGCCGACCCAAGGCGATGCGGGATCCCCGACCAGGGGGATGCGGACCCCATCGCAGATCCGCCCCAGGATGGCGAGCAGGCCACACTTTGATGCCCGGGCGGCAGCAACACGTCGGGCCTTGGCGCGGGCGTGGCGCTGGACCTGGGCCTTCGGAAGGCGGCTCATCCAGCCTTCTCCTCTCGCTCCTGAAGCTCCAGCTCAAGGCTTGCGAGGAGATTCCAGATCACCTGGGCATGGTGGAGGCATCCGGTGTCCCGGTCCACCTTCTCGCCCTGGCCGCACTTGATCATATGGCGCACAGCAGCGTCCATGTATCGGTCCTTGCCGTCGGGGACTGCCTTCCAACCATTGGGGGAATACTTCCGTGCCCCGACCGTGGTGACCTTGGCCACCTCCTCCAGGGCCCGGCTGAAGCCACCGATGCAGAGCCAGGGCCGGAGCTTCCCAGCGTCCAGCTTGGCTCCTGGTTCGTGCTGGCCAATGCCATTGGGGTCGATCTCGGGCGGATGGCTCATAAAGTCCACCGGCAGAGGGCCTGCGTCGATGGTCGGATTGCCGCGTCGATCCGCAAGGCGGCGGCGCATTGGGACAGGAACCTGGGCTTCGGGGTCCATTAGAATTCCTTTCTTGGGAGATTGATGGCCCGACGGATGAGCGATTGGAGGGTTACGTCCTGGCCGGGCAGCGTCCACCAGTCCCATGGGGTGATCCTGTCGTCCACCTCGGGACGGAATTTGGGCGATCCCCCCATCTCGAAGGCGACGGCGCCGAACTCGGTGCAGAACCACTTGCCGGCATGATGCCAGTCCCGATGGATCAGGAAGCCGAACAGCGCGGACAGGTCATAGGGCTTGCCAAGCTGGGAGGCGCACCAGGCCATGGCCGCTTCGGGGTCTTTGCACTCATAGTCCACCGGATGACAGGTCCCGTTCCGCTCAAGCACATCCAGGAGGGTGGACCGCTTCACCCGAGGCCAGACAGCCTCGTAGGTGTCGATCCCGTTGGGGTGCAGGAGGACCAGATGGCTCCATGGGGACCAGCAGAAGAACCGAACCAGCCAGGAGCTGGGGGTATTGGAGCGGCAGTGGATGGCGATCATGGCTTCCCTTTCAGGCCGGGCACAAGGGCCCGCATATCAGCGAGGTGGGCTTGGACGGCGGCCATCTGCCCGACGGACCCGGCGCCCTCGGAGGGCCGTAGCCCGCAGTCCCAGAGCTGATCCATGAGCTGCTGGGCCATGTTGAAGCCCAGGGACATGAGCGGAGGTACATTGGCATTCTGGTCCTGGGTGGTCAGGCAGAGGTTGGTGGCCACGGTCACCTTCTCCCCGTCCACCACGGCCAGGCGTAGTTCTATCTCGTTGTACATCCGCCATGGGGTGCGGCTGGCCCGGAGCCAGAGCTTCCCAGGGACCACTTGGTCCCCTAGTCGGGTGAATTGGAACGTGGGTTCCATGCTAGTCGAGCCTCACAGTCCAGCCCTTGAGCAGCCCGGAGGTCACCGCACCGGTGACAACCTGGCCGTTGGGCGCCTTGGCTCGGAAGCCGGTGCTGAAAGTGTCGTCCTTCCCGGCAGCGAAGGGGCGCCAGCCGGTGATCTCCACCTGGGAGTAGCCGGACTGGATCAGGATCCGGCGGGTGGCGTCCTCGCGGGTGCAGCCGACCAGAGCGAGGAGGATGGCGGAGGCGAAAAGGAAGCGTTTCATGCCAGTTCTCCATTCAGCGAGATGTTGGTAACCATGCCGACGGTGGCGCCGGCCGCATTTTTGATGAAGACGGTGTTGGGCGGGACGGCGAAGCTGACCCTTATCTCCATACCCATGAGGGTGACGGGCGGCTCCGTGGGCCTGCCCTCGGTTTCTTTCCAAAGCCTCGTGAACTCGGTGGCTTCGTCTAAGGCCATACAAACGGTGATACCCTTGGGCAGCTCAGGAACAGTGGACGGGTTGGAAGCAGTGATATGACGTAGCATATCGGCAAGCCCTGCCTCCTTGGGAAAGCATCCCAGCTTGCCACAGCATCCATCCCGGAGATTGGGGTCACACCAGCACATCGCCTACCTCACGCCATAGCTGGAGGTGATGGCCTGGAACTCCCGCTTCCAGCCCCACTCGTCCATGACGAGCTGCTGGAATTCGTGTTCCTGGAGAGTTACCTCCGCGTTCACGCTCATCTGGAGCATGGCCAGGGCGCGGTCGTATTCGTCTAGGTGGTGCTTCGGCGCCCGCAGCTCACCGATCTCCCGGACAGCCTCAGAGAAGAAGGCGTCGGAGTCCGGGGGGCGCCCGAATAGGGGGGACTTCTTGTTGCAGCGGTGATGGTTCAGGCATTCGTCCCACTTCTCCAGGAGGTCCTTGACGGCGTTCTGGTAGCCGATGGTGGCTTCGCCGAAGGCGCTGGAGTGGCGTTCTCGGTTGGCTTGGATGGTGGCAATCAATGCGCGGGTGCCGACAGTGACTTCTTGCATGGCGGTGTCCTCGGGTGGTGGTGAAAGCAGGGAGGGCAAGGGCGCCCTCCCCACACGGGTTTCAGGAGATCAGGACAGGAGGGGTTGCGGTTCCGTATGCCTCCTGCCCTGGAGTGGGCGTTCCCACTCCAAGGCGGCCTCCCGCCGCGCGAGCCAATCCACCTTGAAGCGGGGGTCACGGGACGGCCCATCGTCCCGGGATAATGGTTCCCTGCATTCCATAACGCGGGCGTAGGCTGGCCTCACCAGCCGAGCCATTTGCGGGATGAAAGGCAAAGGGAATCTCGTAAAGAAGATGAACGCGATCATCGGGTCAGGGCCTCCCGTGCCAGGGCGGCAGCCAGGGGCTCAGGTCCGTTGGCGATGGAGTGGAAGGTGGCGGACCAGTCGCTCATGGTCTGGAGCAGGCGGTCCATGTCCACCTCATCATCATCCGAGTGATGGATGCGGGGATGAGCATCGTCGTGCATATCGAAGGGGATGATCTCTCCGCTCATGCCAGCCTCCCCATGAGGGAAAACGAGGCAAGGTCTTTCATGTTGGCCTCGGCCGAAATACTAGTGAGGCCGATGATTACCGAACCGTCGTCCAGGACCACCTCGCAGTCCCGGCCGTGCGCGGCAACCGTCACCCTGATGATCTTGCGGTGCAGGACAGGGAGCGTCTCGCCTTGAGTCTTCGCCGCCTCGATGGCGGGGCAAGTAGTACCCGGAGGCTTTGGCAGAGGCAGGATCTGTCCCTCTCCGCAATTGGCTTTACGATAAGGGAAGGGCGGGAAGTCGATAGGGAGATGCCTGGCTTCATAGGCACCCCGGAGCCTCCCATGAGCTTTACTGGCGTTTTGCCTGGCATTTAGATCATTGGGCATCTTGTCCAGCACCTCCAGCATCAAGAGGTAGCGATCCCTGAGCGTCTGGAGCTTCTCATTGTCGGTCTTGCAGCACCTGTGCGGGGCTGCTTTGGCGTCGGGCATGAGACCTGGGGGGACCTGGCCATAGAGGCAGGCTCCAGTAGCGCCTTTCGGTAGAGGGATACCCTTGCGCTTGGCCTCTTCGGCAGATAGGACGGCGACGGGCCCGGCGGAAGTTTTGGGAACAAATCCCGGCAACGGCGGAAGCTCTGGCAGCTCGGGCAAGGGCAAGCCGCCTTCCCGAGCCATGGTCTGGATGTGCCAGCGAGTGGTTTGGGTGTTCTTCCGTAGTCTCCGGTCGTGCGGATTGGTCTGGAGGCGCCGCAGGAGGTCGCGGAAGGCATCGGTCCGGGTTTGGATGCGCTCCGCCATGGTCTTGGGCGCGGGCGTTTCTGGAGCGGCTTCTGGGGCGCCCATGGGGGTGTCGGAGCCAGGATCCATAATGGGCCCCTGGTGGGTTTGGCTTTGGAGGTAGCGGATCCGGTTTTCCAACTCCTGGCAGCGGACGAAGAAGTCCTGGTTCCAGTGCAGGAGGTCCACCGGGTCACCTTCCTGGGCGGGCTTGGCGTCCATGAGACCAGCCAGCTCGTCAACGGCGTCATCAAGGCTCATGGTATTGAGGGGGCGGAATTTGGGCATCAGGATCTCTCCAGCTCAACATGCACCTTTGCGATCATCTTCAGGAGGTCCCCGGCGCCGTCCCCCGTGGCGAAGTCCAGAAGCCGGGAGGCGGGGGCGTCCCCATACATGCAGACCATCCCGGCCCGAATGGATCGGTGCAGCTTGGTGGCCAAAGGCGCCTCATCGGAATGGTCTTCGTGGTTGAGCCCATACCAAGCTGAGAGGGCAAAGCTGGCCTGGGCGGCGACGGCCCACCAACCCGCCTCTGAGGTGGCGACCATGGGCCCCCGCTCCTCATAGATGGCCGTGGCCGCGGTGGCTGCGGCGCCGCAGAGGGGAGGGCCCGCAAAGGGCATGTCACGCCTCACCAGGACGTTGGCGATCTCACGGGCCATCTCCAGGAGCCGCTCGGTAACCCTGGAGTGGCCCGCGTGGATGTAGAGGCAATGGAGGGCCATTAGGTGGGCCAGAGCGCACGACCAGCAGAGCGTGACCGGCTCCATTTCCTCGGCGACAGGAGGAAGGGGGATCGGGGCCAGGTAGGGGGCTCCTGGGACGCCCTTGATGGCGTCAGGAGGGATACCCCAGGGGAAGCGGGGGATGATGGTTCCACGGAGCATCTAGGCACCTATCCGGTTGAAGACGTCGACAGAGCAGAAAATCTGGCGGAACACCATGCCGTTCCCTTCGGGCAGATGCCGGCGGCAGTCAACCCGACCCACACCGTCCTTGACCAACTCCATGGCGAGAATCTCCCAGCCATTGAAGTCGTTGGGGTCGTCAGCGACCCATACCTGGCGGGGATCGTTGGGCTCGGTATGCATCTCAGGCGCTCCTGGGAGGGGTGACGACGCCGCCAAACTCGGGAGCGTCGGCGTCAATGTCGGGCAAGGCTTCGCGGACAGGGGGTGGCGGAGGTGTCAGGAATACAGCCCAGTCCACATGGACGGAACCTTCCCCATCAGCAGGCTTCCCAAAGGCCACCTCGACGACTTGCTGGGAGGTGCGGAGGGTCCCGGCCAGGGCCCGCAGGCTCTTGGGGTCAATGGGACGCTGCTTCTCTTGAGCGACCCGAACATGGGCCTGCACCTGGGAGGCGAGGTTCTGTCCCACGGTGGCAAAGGCGACCTGGGAACGGACCCGGCGGTCAGCGAGTTCGGAGGCCAGGCGGGCGTCCTCCTGGGCCCTGAGGTCCTTCTGAAATGCCTCGCGCTGGGCCGCCCATTTTTCATCGCGCACATGCACGGAAACGCTGGATTCATGAATGTTATACATCCTCGCAATTTCGGCGTTGTTCAGCCAACGGCGCGGTTGCGGGTTTTCAGCGTTCTCGTCAAAAAATCCTTGGACGTAAGTGTCTCTAACGATATTCCATGCAATCTTTGGAGTGCGTCGGTTCTTCGCCAGAATCCGCTTCTTGGATGCAGGCTTCTCGGCAGGTTTAACCGTTATCTTCCTGGTTTTGGACGGTTTACCAGATTCAACATTGGAGGCTACCGGGATGAGCCGCTTGACGGCCTTCTTCCTCATCCCTGCACCTGCTCAGTTAAATGCCAATATTTGCAATAGGGGCATTTGTAGGGATAAAGCGGCAGGGCTCCAAATCGGAGTCCCTTGGCGGCGGCGCTCTTGGCCACGGCCTTGGTCTGATACCCCAATTTCCGCTGGGGGCAGCCCCGCATGATCCGAGGATCCGGCGTGTTCTCTTTGTAGATTCTTCTGCGCCGGAAGCGGTTCATGGCGGTCATGCGCTCACCTCACCCGGGAAAAGGGCAGGGTGTTGGAAGGGGACGGCGCGGACCTGTTTGGCCAGAACGGCCAGGCGCTCTCCTGCGAGGTCGACATAGGAAGGGTTCTGGTCGATCCCTATGAACCGACGTCCATGCATAATGGCGACGGCACCAGTCGTGCCAGACCCCATGAAGGGGTCAAGGACGATGCCATCCTTGGGGCAGCCGGGTAGGATGCAACCTTCCACGAGAGCCTCGGGCATCACGGCAAAGTGTCCACCACCAGGTTGGGTAGGGATGGTCCAGACGTCTCGGCGCGTCCTGGTGACGAAGCCCTGCTCGGCGAGCTGCTCCCGCATCTTGGCCTTGGCAGCATTCAGCCCGCCGTTGCCACCCCCGGCCTCATGGGTGAGCCGAGTATCCCTCTGGTCCGATCCGGCAGAAGTAGTCACTCCTTGCTCGCGGGTTGCCTCATGGTCCCAGAAATACTTCGGGCCCTTCGTTAATAGAAAGAGGGACTCATGGGAGCGCACAAAGCGGTCCTTCACGGGCTCCGGGAGGGGGTTGGGCTTCGCCCAGATGCATTCCTGCCGGATGTGCCACCCGGAACGCTTGAGGGCCATGGCGACCCTCCAGGGGATGCCCAATGGCTCCTTGTGCAGGAAGCTGTCGGCTATGTTCAGCCAGCAGGTTCCCTCCGCTCTCAGGACGCGGAGAACCTCTCTCATGATCATGACCAGCAGGAAGATGTAATCGTCCGGGTCGGGCTCCATCCCAAGGGAGACCCCGGGGCCGTAGTTGCGGTTCCGTCTGCCAAAATAGGGCGGCGATGTCACGATGCAGTCCATGCTGGCCTCGGGGAGGTCAGGCAGCAGAGCAAGGGCGTCTCCCGCCATGAGGCGGAACATTTCAGCCATGGCCCTTGGCCTCCTCGTCCACGAACCAGCGGGTTCCGTTGCCAGTGGGTAGTGGGATGGCATGGAGCTGGCAGGAGGATGTGGCCAGCTCCACGTCCCCCTGGTAGACGTCGACGTGTCCGCCCGCCTTCCAAACGAGGGTGGCGATCAGGATACGGAGGGCAACCACCTCGGCACGGAGGTCGACCTCCGTCGAGCCAGTCGGGAGGGCATAGTCCATAGTCGGAGGAAGGTCTTTAAGATTGGCCATGCGAGGCTCCTGGGGTGAGGCCGGTGAAGGAATTGAGATGGGACCAGGCAGAGACTCGGAACATGGTGTCCTCCATGTCGCGTTTGAGCTTCGCTGCCATCTCACGGGCCGCCAGGTATCCCTCAAGGAGGTGATCCTGGGTGATCCTGTCGGCCTTGATGAACTGAATCAGGAAGTCGATGTCGGCACTCTGGCGGAGGACGGTGTCCTCAAGCCGTTTGACGTTTCGCTCCGGGGCGGCAATACGCTCGGACTTCTTCATAGCTACTCCGGAAAGTCGACGATGAGGTGGAGGGCGTCCGCCTGGTGGGTCAGGGTTACCGGGAGGTCCAGGAGGCGGGTGGGATAAAGCACCTCCTTCGAATCGGCCGCAATACCCTCGCATTCGGCCAATAGATCCTTCGAGGCATTCTTCCCCACTTCAATGCCGACCACGTTCAGGCCGTGAGCCTCGGCAACCAGGATGTTGCGGTGAAGGGCAGCGAAAGAGTGCTTCATGACAGTTCTGGCTTGGCTGTGAGGGTGGACTTGGCCGCAGGGACCATTTCGGCGTCAAGGACGCCGTCCCCTGCGAGAGGAGTGGCTTTGCCCAGATGGAGAGCCCATCCGAAGATGGAGGGACACCGCTCGATGGTCAGGGAGTGCCGGAGATCCTGGGCTTCTGCCATTTCCCGTTCAGTGACCTGGATCAGGCCCCCAGCCTGCTGGACCGCGATAGCCAACAGGGACAGGAGGGGGTCGCGGGGGTTGACGCCAGGGGCATCGTGGGGAAGGCCGCCAGGGAAATTCCGCTCAAAGGCCACAGCTCACCTCCTTGCCGGACCGGAGGACTTTGGGCTTGGAGCCACCCACGGCCTTCCACTCTCCAACCCAGGTGGCCACTCGGTCCAGGTCGTCGACTCCGGTGGCCTCGCCGATATGAAGGCAATGCTCCCCAAGCAGGATCATGTCGCCTGGACGGATCTGGGTCTGGGGATCCTTCGGCTTGGGCTCCTTCTCTAGGTCTACCGGACCTTCCTCCAAGGGAAACATCTCGGAGATGGCATCAGCATCGAATCCGGTCAGTTCCATGTCGAAGGCACCGTCGTCCAGTTCGGCCATGGCCGACTTCAGTTCGGGCATCTTCCAGGCAGATAAGTCCACTGTGCGGTTGTCGATCACGGTGTAGGCCAGGGCGTCTTGGTCGTTCATTTCGACTTCAAGGACGGGGATTTCCCTGTCCTTGAACCCTGCCGACCGGAGCGCATCGATCCGCCCATGACCGGCGATCAGGCGCCTTGTGCCAGCCTGGACCACAGGCAGCGAGACCAGTCCATAATGCTCCATGGACTTTCGGAGGAGGCGGAGCTGCTCGGCACCATGGGATCGAGGATTTTCCTTGAAGGGGAGGATCTCGGAAACCTTGAGTCGGATGAGCTTCGGCTCGGCGAGGGTTGGGGGCACTTTGGACCCGGAGGTGGGATGCTTGGCCATCAGATTTCCAGGTGATCCAGGACCACGTTAAGACGATTATTGATCGCCTCTATTCCCCATCGACGGGCACGGATTGAGTCAGCGAGGGGCACAAGGAAATCTTCAGGAACCTCTTCTTTACCATCGGGAGGAATAGGTCGCAGGACGGGCTGGATCCGGGAGAGGAGAACCTGGAGAGTGCCGGTCAGGTTTCGGATCGCCCCTTCAAGAAACTCCATTTCGCGGTCGACCTGCAATTTGCCAGAGTCGTCGCAGCAGACGTTGGCATTCTTGAGAGGAGAAGATGATTTCATAGGGGTCTCCTTTGGGGTTGGCCATGCATAGTTGGGATGGCTCAAGCTGCCACTTTCTCGCACTTGACCACCCGCAGCTCGATGAAGTCCCGGAGGACGGGGCGGCGGAGCAGCAGCTCGCGGGCGATATAGGCGGTGTGGCTGTTGTTGATCTTGAACATGGCCGCGTTCTGGATCCCGCACAGGTCCCAGCGAATCTGTTCCACCAGTCGTTTGACTCCGAATTTTTTGCCATCTCGCCAAAGCTGGAGGGCCATGCGTTCCAGGTGGAGCATGGCATCGGGGTTGCTGGCCATCCATTCAGCGGCCCGGGCTTCCAATTCGTTTTTGGGTTTATGCACTGGGAGCCATCCTTTCCAGATCAGTAAGGTCGAGGGGCGACATCAGGGCACCCCCGAAGTAGGGGTCCACACCGACGGACTCCCAGAATTCAATAGAGGGGCAAAGACAGTGAGGGTCGCCTACGTCGCAGCCGTGGATGTTGCAGAACAGTTCGGCGCATTGGTCGCAGTCATCCCAAGCGGGAATTTCATTCGCATTCCCACGGGCAAGCAGAGCGTCTACCAAGACAAGCAGCCCAAGCTCACTTCCATACCGGAATTCAAAGGCTCCAGGATTCCTGTGGAAGGCCACCTTGGAGATGTCCAGTTGGCCCTGGTGATGACCCTCGCAAAGGGGAAGGACCCGCTTGTGGATGGACCGTTGCCCGTAACCGTATTTCTGACCATCGGGCCTACGTTTGACGTGGTGGATGCAGGAAGTGACGCCAGGGTTGCCATCCATGAGACATGCGATGCACCCCTGGGCGGCCACGGCATCCAGGTGGTCCTGGTCCCCGACGGAGTGCTTGGGCCGGGGCTTGCGCTTGATGGGTGCCCGCCGCGGCGCCCCCGCCAAGGTCGCAATCAGGTGCGCCTTGGAAACGAACGAGGACGCCTTCAGCGGGGTCTTGCGCTTCGGTGCAGGGTGGTGTGTCAGCGGCTTCTTGCGCCGCAGCGGAGTAGTCTTCATGCCCCAGCCTCCAGCGTAGGGGTCGGCTTCAGGAGCCCCCCACCGTAGGCGTGGGTCTGATACCAGACGAAGCCCCAGGGCGTGATCCCTTGGGCTTCAGCGAGTCGGCGATAGAGGGGGTAGGACTCTCGTAACGGTGCGTCGGGGCCCAAAGCCCGGAGAGCCCATCGGGAGACGCCCTGAGCCAGAGCAAGATTCAGGGCTCTGGCATAGCTCACCTTGAGGCGTCGGTATCCAATGGCGATGGCCAGATACTCAGACTGAATACCAGCTTCTTCACACCGGGTAATAAGAGCGCCCAAAAAACGAGCGGCATCCGGTCTGATCCCACTGGCGTCCTCACAGGCTCCCAGGAGCAGCTCGATGGACCTGTTGATCGGTTGACCCACTGGAATACCTCGGCGATACCGCAGGTTCCTGCCGGGGGTGTTTAGGTTCAAGGCATTATTTCACGCTATTTTCAACGATCTTTGGCGTGCTTTGACGTGCTTTGAAACTGGTCTGGAAATCGAGCCGAACATCTTGTGCTAAATGTTATTTTTGCGACAGATTCTCGCAGTTTAAGGGCAGGAAGTAAACCGCGGTCATGGAACCATGCCGGGGCTACCCGTTCCCCGGCCGCCAAGGACCAGCGGATCGGGTTCTCGGCTACATGTGGAAGCGACCCTGAACCCCAATTGGGACTCCGTCGGAGGAGGTTCCTTCGGTCTCATTGACGAACACCCGGAAGCGATTCAGAGCGCCACGAAACTCCAAGAGCCGCTTCCACCCGGAAGCACCGGAGCGCATCTTGGCTGCCTTGACGTAGACTTCCTTGGTTTCCGCGAGGGCGCCTTCCTCGGAAGCCTGGTTCTTGTCCCAGAGCAGGAATACGGCATTGGCATCTTCCTCCCAGGCCCCGGACTCCTTCAGGTCGGACAGGTTGGGTTCGCCAACGGCATTGACCCGGTTGAGCTGGATCAACACCACGATGCAGATTCTCAGCTCCTGGGCAAGCCGTTTGATGGCATGAGACAGGGAGGCCCAAGCCGCTGCATCAGTGGTGTTCTTTCCCAGGACAGGCTTGCCCACCAGCAAGGCATGATCGATCCAGGCGCTGGTGGAGCCCTCCACACGGACGGCATCCCGAATCGCGGCCTCAATGGTGGCCCAAGCCACACCGGAGGCATGGCTCCAGGTGGTGATGCGCTCCAAGGTTGCAGCTTCGCCAATCATGTCGGTCACTGCCTGGGCGTTCCAGGTGCCCTCCCGGAAAACCTTGTAGGGCACCCCGGTCTTCCATGCTGCGAGGCGGGCGTCGACCTCATCCTCGTCCAGTTCCAGGGAAGCCAGGAACGGACGCTGGCCAGCCTGGGCCGTCTTCCAAGCGCCCTGGACCTGGAGTGCCGTCTTGCCCACGCCAGGACGGGCCCCGATGGTGATGACGTGGCCAGCCGAAGCCTCCAGGACCTCATCCATCACATCCAGGCCGAATCGAACCAGCTTGGCCCCGCCGTGGATGGGGTCACGGAAGGCCAGCCCTGAGACGAGCTTGTCCAGGATGGCCGTCCCTTTGCGAAGCCGGATCGCCGTGGCTCCTGTTTGAAGGTTGGACAGTTCGGTGGCCAGGGCAGAGATCACGTCGGCCACTGGCTCCATCGGGTCCTGGCCCAGGCGCTGGGCGGTGGCTCCAAGTCGGATGATTTGCCGGGCCCGCCAAAGGTCGGCCAGCCTCGTGACCAGGGCTGTGGGACGGTGGACCTCCTCGGCGCCCAACAACTCGATCAGGCCGGTCAGACCATTGATCCGATGCAGGGTTCCCTGTGCTTCCAGTTTGGCCTTCAGTGTGATGGAACTGAAGTCGCCTCCCTCGGCGTAGATCGCCTGGATGGCCTTGCAGACTGCCTGGTGGCCCCGGTGGATGAAGAACTCGGGGCGCATGTCCAGCACGGCTTGGTGCGCGTCGGCATTTTCGCTGCCAGGATCCAGGGTGCCAGAGGCGCCCAGAGTTGCCAGCAGGGACCGTTCGGATTCAATGTCTTCAGGGATTCGAGAATTCATTGGGTTCCTTCCATTCACGAGGCTTTAGGGTCCGAGTTGGATTCGGGCTCCTGGGGTGGGGGGTGGGTCTGCCTCAGGTGCCACAGTAGCCTGACGTCGGGTAGCCAGTTGGCACCCTCGCCGTTGGACTGATGCTCCAAGGCGCCGAAATAATACTGAGGAGCCTTGATCTGCTTGGGTTTCCGGAGAAGGTATGACTTCCAGGCTTCGACCAGGATGGCGCCGTCGAGTTTGGGGTGAGCCTTCAAGATCCCGTCAATCCGATCAGCGACTTTCCCTGGATCCACGGTGATCTTTCGGCCGTCGGCATAGTCCTCCAGGGGGCAGGCATTGACGACCTCGATGGTGGCTCTGGATACCTCAAGCGAGTAGGCCACGAACGGGTCCGCATTTTCGGCCTTGGACTTGCGAGATGTCCTGGGCTTCTTGCCCTTCCCCCGCTGCCCTCCCTCCGCTTGCGGAGGGGTAGGGGAGGTACTCTTTTCTTGAGTTTGAGTTTGAGTTTGAGATCCGCGCGTGTAATCCCCGATATGGGGGTTCCCTCCATCCCCTAATTCGGGGGGAATAATCCCCCCCATTTCGGGGGTCAAATCCAACGGGGGCAACTCCCCCATTTCGGGGTTGGATAATTTCCCGTTCTGCCTTGCGGTATCAATCTTTCTGCTGTATTTGGCCGCCTGCTTTTCGAGCCTTTCCGACCGCCACGAACCGTCGAAGATGTCCTTTACAAAGAACCGGGGAAACCATAGAACGTCATGTCTTACTTTCCTGACATCTAGCCTCGATCTCTTGGCGATCTCTTGAGGATCTCCGGGCAATCTACCGCCCATCTCCGACATAACTAACCAGTAACGCACAAGACGACCAAATTGGTCGTCATTAAGCGATGCGATGTCGGGGTCCCCCAGGATCTCCCGGCAATAGAGAGCAACGAAGGGGCCCAGCGCAGTAGTAGCCATCACATGCCTCGGAAATATTCATCGGCCCCCGCCATGGCATCTTCAGGGGTAGGGTGGCTCTCGGTATCGAAGTAGGTCATTCCATTGGCATCGGGGCCCAGGAACCGCCAACCTGAGCCATCTTTGGCGAAGTAGACGTTGATCCAGGAAGTCGCCCCAATTCGCCGGCTCCAGCCGCCCTTCTTGGTTTTAAACCAGCCCGCATTCTGAGGGCGTGACGGCCGGGGCGGTGGTGGCGGGGAAGGGGTGAATGAGCCCGGAGGAATGGCCTGGAAGTTCACCCCATCAGGCCACCGGCCGCCATTTAGGCAAGCCTCTGGCGCTGCCTCAACGATCTGGAAGATGGCTTTCCCCCTGGCCAGGACGTCCGGGTGAACCAGTTTGGCCAGGATCCGCTTTGCCCCGGATACCTCCTCCGGAGAGGCGCCAGGGTGCAATCCTAGGATTTCCCAGGGAGAGATGCCGGAGACAGCGACAGGATTTATCGCCATGGTTTCTCCTTGATGAGCCAATGGATTCCACCCGCCAGGTTCAGGGTAGTCAGGGTGGCCATAGCGAGGAGGATGAAGGTCCGGAAGCTCATCTAGGAGGCCACCTGTGCGGCTGCAAGGGACTCCAGGAGGATCTGGCAGCCATAGACCGTCTCTCCGGTAGGCGACCCGTCCAGGGCCTTGGATATGGCCTTTAGGGCAGCGGCGACCTCATCCGGGGCCATCATTTCGAGCCCCGCAGTTTCCAATGCTTGCAGTTGGTGGTGAAGGGGCGACCGGGGCCAGGCTTGGGCGCGGAACAGGTCTTCCGCTGGCGGCCCAGATAGGCGCATGTGCCACAGGAATGCGTCTCCGGGTTGTAGAAGCACTTTCCCTCATGAGCCAGCGCATCCGCGGGCTTGGCGTAGGCGTGAGCCTTGGCGAGAGGGGAAGCGGAGCAGAAGGAGCAGACGTAACGCTTGACCATTTTCATGATGCGATGTCCTCAAGAGTGATGACGATGAAGGGAGATTCGCCCTTTCCCAACTTCAGGACGGGCGGCACTTGAAGGTCGACATTGGGGTCGTTGTCTTCCAGAATCAAACCGTGGCCAAGTCGATCCCGTTTCCAGGGCTGGCCCTTTTTCTTGCCGGTTTTATAGATTCCGGTTTCATGCTTGGGAGGGCGTAGAACGTCCTCAATTGGTTTGACAGCGAAATAGCGATTCACCTTATCGATGGCCCGGCTACCGTGGAGCTGGATCGTCACGCGGCGCCGCCCGCTCGGTTTGGAGACAGCGAGGAAGCCAGGTGCAGTGCGGACCAGCCAGAACCAAACCTTGAGTAGGGCCTTGTAACGGGTCCAGTGCATCCTCATCGTTACGTTGCCCGATTGGGGATAGGCGTGAATGGTGAGAGCCCAGACCATCTAGGCTACCGCCTTGGGACGGAACAGCCGAGCCGACCGGGGCACGGACTCCAAGTTCTCAAGGGTGAATCGAGAGATGAACAGGTCGGACCTGGGGCCAATGTAGGCCATGGATCCTGCGAAATATGCCAGGTCCCGGAGAAGGTCGTTGAAACGCGAATATTTGATCACCAGGCGGTTCATGGCAGTCCTTACGGACGGCGGGCCCATCGGCCCACCTTGAATGGTGCGGTTACGGAGGTCAGGACGCCTTGGCCAGGGGTGACTTGATCCACCAGGAAAGGACGACCGTGAGTTGGAATTCTTTCCTGCCGTTCAAGCGGTTGATTTGGTGGGGGAGGCCCATCTTGACCGCCTTCCGGATGGAGTCACGGCAGATTTTTCGGCCGCCGAAATGGTCGGTCATGGCACGGCAGAGCAAGGCGGTGTTGAGCCAGGGGTCCTCAATCAAGGGGTTCTCCTTGGAATGAGAGACCAGGGTATTGCTGCCGTTTTCGTGGTTATTGGACGCGCTTTGCGATATGGGGCACATATTGCTGGGGCTCCTTTAAGCGGATTTAGGCTTCCGCCGGGCGCGAGAGACCCGGATGGCGGCATCGGTGGCGGAATTGAGAAGGGGTTTGGGGGCCCGGTTGGTGAACCACCAGTTCAGGACCTTGTCCAACTCGAAGGTGCGGAACCGCTCCCGGCCCAGGGGATCGGGGATATAGGGCATCCCGGCCTCAATGGCCGCCAGGATGGTCCGGTAGCCTGGAGTCCGCGGCAGGTAGTCCGCCAGGGCCAGCCGGAGCCGGGCCAGGTTCAGGGTCTTCGCTTTGGGAATGAGGGGGTTGACTTCGTCGGCGGTGTTCATGGTTGGCTCCTAGGTGCCCTCGACGAGGCCATCGTCGCGGACTTCGTCAACTTCGGCGGGGTCAAACTCGATCCAGTCGACCTTGTGGACTTGGTCCAAGGCCATCCTCGTGGCTTCTCCCTCGTCCACTGCCTCCACTTCAATCTCGCCTCGTTGTATCCGCAATAGGGTCACGGCGAACAGGTGGAGGGTCTCGCCGTCGGGCGCTGGAGCCTCGGGGGGAAGCACGGCCACGTTCTCGGTCCCGGACGAGGCCATCCAGCCTTCCACGTTCCAGCCCTTGCGGGCAGCTGCGGCACGGGCCCCGGCCTCGGTGATCGGGACAATGGAGGAAATGGTCTTGGTGGCGTGGAGGGGGTGATTGAACCGCCAGATAGTCAGTTCATAGGTGTTTTCGTCGTGACTCATGCGCCCTTCTCTTGGTAGACGGGGGAATCTGTTCCGTTGCCGGTGGACCGGGTTACCTTGGTTCGAGTGATGAGGCCCTGGCGCCTGAGCGTCCGGAGATGAGTCTCGATCCCGGTCAGGGTCTTACCGGTCCATCCGGCCAGTTCTGAGGCAGTAGCCCCCAGGGACCCAGCCTGACGGATCAGGCCGAGGACCCTGGCGGCATCATTGATGGCGTTCATTCAGCGACCTGGGAACGAAGTTTCTCGTCGGGATTCTTTCCAGTGGGCTGTTCTTGTGCCGGGCCCTTCTTGTTCTTGGAGTCGGAGTCGGCAGCGGCAGCAACCAGACCGTCCACAGCAGCCTTCAGCTCAGCAATGGCGGGCTCCGCCAGGCTCTTGCCCCGCTTGGGATGCCAGATGTCATGGAACGCCTGATATTCGGCCTGGTATCCGGCATCCTTGAAGGCTCCATAGGCATTCTCCATGAGGCCGTCCCACGCCTCCATGGCCTCAATGGTCCATCCGGTGTGGTTTGCCTGTTTGGTGGTGCGTTGGGGCGGACGTTGGCGCGGCTCATCCTCCTCGATTACCTCGACGTCGACGACGTCCTGGACCTCTTCGGCGGACTGGAGCCCCAAGAGCAACTCGGGGGCATAGAGCTTGCCGAACATGCTGGCAGCACGGTAGCGAAGCATAACTTCCTGCATGGTCCGCCATTTGGATCCCCTCTTCTGGATCCACCCCTCATCCAATGCCATCTGAATGGTGATCTCCGGGCCATCCAAACGCTGACCAGTGGCCTTCTCAATTGCCCACGCCCGGCAGCTCTGATGTTTCACCTTGAGGGTGCCTGTCTTCTCTACAGGGCGATTCTTGCCAGGATTGGCGGGATTAGGCTCCCATTCGGTGTATTTGAAGTTGGCCTCGGTCTCATCCCCAAGGGGGGAGAGGTCGAACCGAAGGGGGCTGAATTTCCCGCACTGGTTGATGCTGGCGATGATGAACACGCTGGACCAGCTCGGACGCCCTTCGATCACATTAAGGTTCTGCATGCACATGATCGGGTCCATGCCAATACGGGTGGCCATATTGAGGGCGACCACGCAGTTGGCGAGCCCGGAGGGGTTCTCAGAGCGGGTGCCGTCCTTTTCTACCTTCCAGCGACGGTAGACCTCGGGGACGAGGCTGGAGCTGGAGAGTAAGTTCCCACCCCGCTGAAGAGCCTCCATGCCCTGGACGGTGTCCATGCACATACGAACCTCTTGCGGAGGGGGGATACTGGCGGGGAGTTGGGAGTTAGGTTCCGTGGACATGGCTTTACATGCCTCCGATGGCGATGTCTTGGTAGACTTCGATCCCGTCGATTTTGGTATCGCCCTTCAGAGTGCGGACGGTCGCACTGATGAGCTGTTCGTTGATGAGCTTGTATTGGTCCGGGATGATGGCCTTGTTCACATAACGCCATTTCCAAGGCCGGTTGACCTTGGTCCCGCTGGCGCGAACTAATGGGATGGGGACGTTGTTGACAGCAGCCTCCAGCCGCCGCTCCTCCAGGACGGTCCCCTTCCACGCCTGGGTGACTTCGGCCGCGGCGGTGGCATTTTGGACCACGGTGGCCTGTCGAATGGCCCGCATAAATGGGTTGGTCTCAGCCTGGGCCAGACGCTCGGCCTCCATCTGTGCATCCTTGACGCGTTGCATCTCTGCCTCAGCCTCAATGCGTTCCTTTTCGAGGCGCAGGCGTTCAGCCTCGGCCTCCTGACGGGCCTTCTCCAGGGCCTCCTTGCGGAGCCGGTCCTGTTCGGTGACCCACCCCTTCATGGCCGCCTCGGGGAAAGACCGGGCCCTCAGGAGTTGTTCCCTGGCTCCCCGGAAAAGGGCATTGATGCGGTCCACCACGCCGTTGAGCGGCCTGACCAGACCATCCCGCTCGGTTTCCAGGCTCTTGAGCCGCTCGTTGATGAGAGCAAATTGGGCCCCGGCGGCCTTGTATTCAGCGTCGGTGCGGATGACCATCTTCGGGGCGTTGATGACCTCCAAGGCTTGGATTTCCACCAGGGCCACCTTGCTGGCGGCCAGGACCTCCGGCCCCTCGGAGGACACTTGGTTGAGGGCAGACGTGCCCTCGACGGATTCACTCATTGCTTGCCTCCTCATCGTCATCGGCGGTTGCAGCCGCCTCAAGGGGGAGCGGTTCGCACCCCCGGTTTTGGTTGATGGCCTGGGTCATTTCTTTCAGGAGGGCCTCATCCTCGGGCTCCCACCATTCGAGCGGATGCAGCACCACGTCGCTTTTCATGGCAGCAGCCTGCTCTCCAATGCCCCGGAAGTTCTGGAATCGCTTGGTAGCACGTTCCAGTAGCTTAAGAAGGGCAGCACTCGTCATATCGCAGGCTCAGGAAGAACCGCCAGATCCAGCATTTCCTTGTGGAAATGGGCACCCCCCGGGAAACAAACCGGGCAACGCGACATGCGGACCAAAGTGTCCTTAACTCGGGCGCCTGCCTCACCAGAGATGGGGCCAGGAACGAAATGGCCGCATCCGTATTCGACGCCAATGACACCTTGGCGAGAAGCGAAAACCGGACCTCTTTTGCGGGCTCCCCTTGCCGGAGCCTTGTCCTTGCTGTATTCTTTCAGTGGAGTCACCAAACACCTCCTTGTAGTTGCCGCCCCTTTGCAGAGGGGCGGCTTTTTTGTTGTTTGAGGCGGCTTCATAACCGCCAGAGCGACGGCGGGGGACTTTCGTGGGACAATGTCCCGCCACCAATGGGGAACTGTTACAGGTGCTACACCGACAAGTTTAAGCACAATGCGACACAAAGCAACAACTTATTTTTCACATTGCCACATTTATGCCACAAGGAGGCGAGGATGGATTGGAAATATGTCTCAAAACAAGTGAAGCTAGCGAGAACTCGTCGCAACATGACGCAGGACGATCTTGCTGCTGCAACATCAAAACATCGAGCAACTATCGCACGGCTCGAAACAGGGAACCCGATCAATCAAGGAACCCTTTATGCCATTGCCGACGCTTTAAAAGTTGAATACTCTGTTCTCACAGGAGAGACGGGATCTTTGGGTGGCCCGCCCGGTCTCCTGGATGAAATCGCTCCCGACCAAGAGGACGCCATGGAACACCTGTTGTCCCAATCCAGGGACCTAGCCAATCTAATAGTTGGCTGGGAAGTTCTCACGGCTAATGAAATTACCCTTGGTCAGCTTGCCAAAGCCATTGACTACTCACATCGGCTCAAAGATACTGTCGATGCTCTAGATGCCCTTGGCATCACCGAGAAGAAGGACTTGCCACCGTTGGGACCGCCAAATGGGGACCCGAACCGATCTCCTCCTTCAAATACGGCAAGAGGAGATTAATAGCCAGGGCCAACACGGCCAGAGCTACGCCATGCGCCAGGGCATCCTTGAACCGTGGAGCCCACCATGTCCAGCCGGAGGTGTTCCGACCGGTATCCGGGTCAAGATCGTTTGCTCCCCGAACGATGGCCAGGACTTCCTTAATGTCCCGAGCTAGAGGAGTGGGATTAGAGACCTGTTCCAGGCCAAGGAGGCCCCTTACCAGGGTCCCCTGTTCCTCATGGAAGCGGTTGCTTTCCACCAGGGACTGCTCGATCTGGTCAATGCGTGCAACTGCACTCTCAGCCTTGGCCAAAAGCGTCTCCCGCCAGTCTTGCGATGCCTTATCATGGCTGGCCACGGTGACCAGATTCTCCTGGAGGATGCCGGTCATGCCCGAGAGGATAGAGCGAACCATCTCCAATTCTTTGCCCATGCCAGCTAATGCCACCTGGGTAGCGGTCGCGGCCTGGCGCATTTCCTGGTGCTCCCTCTCACACTCCCCGGACAATTCCCGCCTCCATGCGGGCCCGAAGTCCCCTTGCGAAGTTCAGGGTTGCCGCTACAGCAGCCTCAAGCCCCACCTCTGAGACCTTGGGCATCGCCATTGATGCCTCCAATGCGGCCCCGTGATAGGAGGCCGCCAGAAGCACCCGGATGGGAACCGCTGGGGTCTCCTCCGGGCATTCGATCACTTTGCGGGTGCGACGGTCGGTGCTGGGCGATAGGCGTCCAAGAGCGTCTCCAGCTCCTTGGAATAGCCCACCCAATCGGCGAGGTCCAGCACATACGCCTCCAGGACCGCATCTGGGGCAGCTTGGGCAGTCAGTGCGTTGACACGCAGGGAAGGTCGCGTCACGGGGTGAGGGGGCGGACACGGAAATACCACCGGGGGTTTGCTGCACCCAGCTAGGAGGGAAAGGGACAAGATCAGGACGGATAAGCGCATGGTTCACCTCTGAGCCTCCTTCCCGATCTTCTGGGCGGCGGCAATGGCCCAGGCATTCGCCTCGGCCGGGTTCTTGGGGACGGATGCCTGTAGGTCGGCCAGGAGCTTCTTGTTTTCAACGTCCTCATCATCCAGGGCCTTATCCGCGGCATCCAGCTTGACCTGGAGGGCCTTGGATGCGGCGACATAGCCGGCCACTACCTGCTGGAGGACAGCCTCCTTGGCGCGGGCCATATTGCGCTCATGCCGGAGTACCGCAATGTAGACCCCGGTGGACACCACCGCCAGCACCACCACCGTTCCGATAATGATATTGGCGTAGGTCTTGAGGTTGGCGAGGAGAACGTTAAGCGGAAGCATGGCTACCCCTGTGGATGATCGCTGGAAGATTTTGCCCCGATGGCAAAGCCATGGGCGGCAGCAATGCCGGCCAGAGCGATGGCTAGATCCTTGACATTGACCGGAACTTTGTGGATGAGCTGGTAGTAATCATGCCCCAGGACGGAGAGGGTCGAGATGAGCCAGCTCCACTTCGCGGGATCGTGGGTCACATTGTCCCGCTCCGTCATCGCGGTTCGGAACCCGGTTCGGATCCCCAGGATTGCAGCACGGATGGCGTCGTAGATCCGATAGATCAGGCCAGGGCCAGCCGTAACCGTAGGGGTCGTCGAGGTAATCGTCGGGGTTGCACACGGATCAGTCTCAGGCGGCATCGGGCACATCCTTGGCGCGGATTAGCCAGCCGCGCATGAATTCCTCGTCGTTGGGGTTCCGGCCCTCGATCTCCTCATACCGCGCCACGGCGGCATCAGAGATATCCTGGATAAGCTGGTCCGGATCCATGGCGTTGATTGCAGCTTCGGTCGCGGGGCCATAGACACCGTCCGCGCTCACGCCGACGATGACCTGGATCATCTTGATTTCTGTGCCATCCCCGAAGTTGACACAAAGGTCGAACATCTTGGTGGCCACACGCTGGTCATTGACCCCGTCGAACTTCCAGTAGCCGTCCCGGTAAATCCGCATCAGGTCGGCATCGGAGATGTTGCGGAGGGCTTCTTCGGTCATGATGCCATATCGCTGGGCGACGGCCAGAGTCAGGCCCTCCATCGTCGGTCCACCTCGGTCCTGGCGCCGGTTGGACCATCCCCCCTCGTGTTTCTTCAGGAACGGCATTGCCAGTTCGATGGTGGCCATGGGCCCCTCCAGCCCCAACCTTGATGGATCAGAGAGTCGAGCAGGGCATCCCCTCAAGGGTTATCAGGCCGATATTGCTTGGTCTGCCCTTTTCGGCTCGTTTTGCACCTTTTTATGTGCTTATTTAAGCAGCTTCGCCTTCACTTGCTCTGCTACCAAATTTGCAACGGTGGTTCCTGGATTGGCAATAGCAGAGAAAGCCTTGCCCCTATCTACGAAACTGCCGAATACCAAGTCTCCTACAGTATTGGCGAAACTTTGAACTGCTTTATTGAAATTAATACTTGCATCTAGGATTAATTTGGATTTTTCTGCTTCGGCTTGCAGTAATCCCATAAGTCGTTCAGTGCTGGCCCCGGATCCAGCATACTCCTTCACCTGACCTCCAAATGCCGTAAGGTTCTCGCTAGCAGCCTGTTCTGAATCAAAGTTGGATCCAAGGTCATCTTTACCTCCACCTGGATGCCTAAACTGTCCTCTTGCTCCTGCAATATATCCATATCGTTTCTGTATCGAGTCGACAGAATTCAAGCCAGAAAGCCAGGATTGAGCACTGAGAGGCATGTTTTTCCAGTCACCCCTGAGCATTCTGTCGGTATACGTCCTGGTCACATCTGGCGAATCGGCCATAATAGTGGCCTTGTCATAGTCGGTAAGGTTTAGGCCATCCAAAGCAGGGCTATGCTTGAAATTTTCCCATTCTCCCTTTCCAGCTCCCATCAGATAGGCCATCAGCCCGGCCCGTTGGATGCTGTTCTTATTGGTGCCCACGGCGGCGATGACATCATTGGATTTGCTGCCGCCGAAAAGATGCTTATCCATTGACCCCAGGCCACCCTGGATGCTGAGAATATGGCTCAAGGCCGATCCCGATACTGTCCCTGTCCTGGATTGCTCCATATGGAGCATCGCGGCAACGGACTGCATCGTCTCATTGCCAGAAATCCCGATCCTATGCCCAACCTTAATGGCCTCTTCAATATTTTTCAGGAGGGCATTGCCTCCTTCAAGGGTTTTGGGACCCGCCCCCGAGGCCCATAGCTGTCCCATGAAACCGGCTGCGCCTTCTTGGGAAACGCCCATGCGATTCGACCATCTGCCCATGTTCGACATGAATCCAGGCATCCCGTTTCGGTCGGAATCCGCCATGTCGCCGAGATGAACGCCAAGCCCCTGGAGGCCATTACGGGCATATTCGTAGTTGAAGTCGGTGCCGAGTCCGGACCCAGGGTGAAGTCGGTCATCGCTGAAGGTTAGGCCACGGAAGTCCAGCCCCACCGAGGCAGAAAGCGATGCGTCCCGCAGCCTCTTTTGGACCTCTATTTCCCCCGACGACAGAGTTCCATGGTTGACCATGTCGCCGATCTTCAGTCCCCCGACCAGGGCTCCTCCTGCTACAGCGGCACTCCCTAACAAGCCAAGCCCGGCAAGTCCTTCTCCTGCTTCGCCCATGGCCAAGCGTCCGGCCTTGGCCATCCAGCCCGCATTTGCCATTCCCCAGAGGGAACCCGCTGGATTGTTGATCATGCGCTGGACTTCCCATCCCTGGAGCTGTTTCCTCCCCGTCAATCCCGGAAGCCCAAGGTCGCCAATCGGGCCGGATGGCCCAGATGGTTCCACCTCTGGACCTGTCCCTCCACCACCGCCGCCGCTCGCCGTCCTGCCCTTGATGGAGCTAGATAACTCACTCATGGTCTTAATCAGGTCCCGGAACATATCCCGCATCTGGCCATTGGCCAATTCCTGGGTCATGCCTCCGGCGCCTCCATTCGTGGCTGTATTCCCCAGGCCACCCAAGGCCGAGGTGAGAGGCCCCTGGTTGGCTTGCTGCTGGAGACCCTTGACCTTTTTCTCGGCCTCCGAGACATCGGCGTCCATGTGGAGCATGACGTTCAGATCTCTTACGAATTCACCCATGGCTCACCTCAAACTCAGATCGACCAGCTTCAGCATCATCTTTCGGGGCAGCCCTGGCATGATGGCCCGCGTCTGGGAAAGGTCGAAGATCACCTCGTAGCGCCGGGGAGCCCGGAGTCGGACCACGGTAGCCTGGGTGACCGAAATGCGGGAGTTGGCATCGGCCACTGGGACCGGAGCCGGGATAATCGAGAGGCCGTCGAGGGACATCACCCGCGCCTCAAGCAGAACTGCCTGGAAGGGAAGGGTCAGAATCACACCGGGGACTATGCTCCATTCGGCAGTGTCGGTGGCGTCCAGGGCCACGAAACGGTCGCGCTGGGTGACCGTGTGGTATGGGGGACAGGTGTGAGGCAGGGAGATAGTGGCATCCCCCACCGCAGCAGGCCCGAAACGCTGAGAAATGTTCTCAATCTGCCTACCCGTCAACCCGAGGACTCCGGCTCGGAATTCCTTGCTCCAACTATCCCAGACATAGGCATTGCCGTTGCATACCGGACAGGATGGGTTGGTGCCACCGTCCTGGTCGAAGCACACACACCGCCTGGCCTGAGCCCATCGAAGCCTAGAACCAGAATCGGCAGTACCCAGAAGTTGGTCGAAGGCCAGGGCATCGAACATGGTCACCTCCTGGAGATATGGGTGTCGGCCCAGGCGAGAAGTCCGCCTACCGCTTTGTCCTTGGCGTCAGCCACGGCTTCCTTATGCTTCCGACGGGGGTCAAGCCCCTTCTCCTCGCGGGCCTGCACCATGGCCCACCAGAGCTGGTGCGGGGCCAATGAAAGGGTTTCCCGGTGCCACGGGTGAAGGCCCAGGGCCCTGGAGCCCTCCCACAGCATTCGGAGGCGGGGGGATGGCTCGTCCCAGATCAGCCTACTTACCGCCGCGTCGAAAGGTGGCCCTCCAGCCGGAGTATGCCTGGTAGAGATCGACCAGGGCTTCGGCGTCCTGGATCTTGGACAGATCCAGGACGGGAACCCCCCCTCCCACAGAAGCCCGATACCAGGAGGCCGGGGCGATCTCGATGCATACCTGGAGCGTGGCGATGGCCTCAGCGAACCGCCCCCCGTTGAGAGACAGAGCCTCAATAGCCAGGGTGTCTCCCACATTGGCATAGCGCATTGTCACCCGCCCGTCGAGGTGCGGGAAGGCAGGGCTGGCGAAGTCCGACTCGAAGCGGGGAGCCTTGACGAGGTCCTTGTCGCCCACCTTGGCCACTCCGGCCAGGAGGGGTTCCAGGCCGGCGGCCTCGCGGAGGATGGGATCGGTGATCTCTTCCATGGATTACCTCGTCTTAAGGGCGCGGAAGGAATACCGCTGGGAGACCAGGGATCCAGCCTGCATCCCGCTGCCCTGAGACCCCAGGGTGCAGCTCTCCAGCGTGACGACAGTCTGGCCGCTGGTGGAGTCCACGACCTGTAGGTCGAAGGTTCCGGTGCGGATCAGGTCAGCAGCCGTCCTGGCGCCAAGGGCGGAACTGTCGGCAATGTTGGAGCGGATATAGTAACGATTAATCTCCCCGCTGACGGAATAGTGGGTCTGCTGGTGTTCCTGGGCCTCGACGGAACCGAGCACAAAAACTTCCTGGACGCCATCATCCACGTTCCAGGTGACTCCCTGGCAGAAGCCCACGTCCACTCCATTGAGGAGGATGCGGGCGGTATGGCCACCAAGAACTTGCTGCGTAGCCAGATTGGCCATGGGTCACCTCACAAATTGATGGGGACGGGAGTCAGGTTGACCTGGACGCTGATGTAGTCGGATTCGCAGACCGGATGCGCCTGGACGGCCAGGAACCAGGTCTGGAGGCCGTCGGTGGTGACGGTCAGGTTGGTCCATGAGGGAACTTCCCCGCCATTCACGAAGCCCGGCGTGAGGAAGCCGTCCGGGTTCTGAGCGGAAACAGTGGCGGCATCCAGAGCCTTCTGCGCGGCGCTATAGATGAGCTGGCCGGTGACCAGATCAAGGGGATAGCCGACAAAGGGGGTCAGGATGCTGTTGAACATCCGCGAGATGGCGTCCTGGACCCGCAGACCTGTGAGGGTGCGGAAGGACACATTGGAGCCCCCCTGATAGGTAGTGATCGCCTGGACAACCACGGCGTTGCCGGTGGTGGGATCGGTGGCAATGGGGGTAATGCCAGCCAGGAGTAGGGTGTTGATGTCGGGATCGGAAGGGTTGGGAAATTCCAACCCATAAGAGGAAATGTATTGCCCTGTCAGGGATTGGGCTGGACCGGATCCGCAGGCCAGGCCGCAGAGCTGGGCCGCGGTTCCCAGACCGCCGAGCTGTTCGGTAAGACCCGACATGGGGTTGATTCCTGCCGTTCCATTCCAGGCATAGACCACCGGGCCAGCCAGGAGCGGAGCTTCAGCTGTGGTAGCGGCCACGTTGACTGACTCGGTCACGCCTCCAGCAGGAGCGGACCCGGTATAGAGGATCCGGTATTTCTTGCGCGTGATTGACCGCTCCGTGACGCAATCGTTGTAGCCAAGGGCCTGGACCGCAGCCAGAGATGAACAAAAGAATAGGGCCGCGCAGTCCACGGTATCCATGACCGCCAGGGCATTGCCCCAATCGCCTCCTCCCGTCACGCCGCCGCTGACAGCCAGAGCCGTCATGGAGTTGCCGGTGCCTCCCGCCATGGGGAGCGAGGGCTCGGGTGAGAGGGTTCCGAAGATGCTTCCGGTAGTCAGAGATGCAGTGACTTGCTGGTCGTTGGTATTGATTTCATAGATCGCCATACCCTGGGAGGCAGTGACCTGGGTGGCCGTGCTGAGGATGGAGAACCCGGCCACCGGGTTATCCATGTATTGCACAGGCATGGTGGGATCGGCACCCGGGGCAAGGACCGCCGTCCATCCAGCACGGGCACTGATCCATGACACCAGGTTCGCGACCGTCACGCCTGCTCCCGGGGGATAGGCCAGGGTCGATACCGTCACGCCATTCTCCGTCATGGTGGCGAGGCAGGTCGCGTGGTTGAAGGTGAGAACCGGAAGCACAGCAGAGGAAGTCAGGGTCAGGGCATTGCCGACGTTATAGGTCCGCAGGTAATTGTCGGCAGGCTTAGCGACAGTGACGGTCCAAGGGGTTGAATATCCCCCGGTCACCGTAATGGAGATGCCGTTGGTATGGATCCCATAGTCCTGGGAGGTGAAGGTAATCCCGCACCCGGAAACCAGGGTGGACTGGGTCGGGGTGCCCGCCCTGACCACATAGACCTCAGAGGCCCCTGGCTTGCCGCCACCAGGATTGAAGATTCGACTCAGGTAGCTGAGAGCCTGTCCAGCCCGTAGGGTGGCAGCCGCCTGGGTGTAGCTGGTGAAGTTGTAGACGATTCCGGGAATGCCACCATCGAAAGCCCCGATCACACCAGGAATCTGTGGTGATCCGATGCTGGTGGGGACCATGGCGGAGGTGTTGATCTGGCTGACCACTGAGGGGCGCACGACCTGGGTCCCGCCCACGGTAATACCAATGTTGCCGGGCATAGCGCCTCCGTTGATGGTCCAGGTTTCGCAGGTAACGCCCGGCGCAGACTCGCAGGCCCAGGGATAGGGGCCACCTACTGCTGGGGGTTTGGCCCAACATGTGGCCACCTCCCCGACGCTAAGGCTCATGGCGAGTGGGCAGCAGTTGATCCTAAGCAGGCTCCTCCGGTTGATTCCGCCTCCGGAACCAACCTCGGGGCTTGCCCTGGCTCGACTCACCGCTGCCAGTTACTTCCTTGGAGACTGGCAGGACGCACAGGCGACCACGCTGGAGCAACAACTCTTCGTAGGTGCCGCTTGCGTCAACGCCAAGGTCCCCCCCGCTCTTCAGGCGCCCTCCAGCCCGACCTACGCTGCGCCCAACCCAGACCCTAGATTCGCGCTCTGGACGGCTTTCGACCCCTCCGGCCTGGACCCCGCACCGGCTTTGGTCCCACCCCCGGCCACCCTCGGGACTGGCAGTTCCACCGCATCCGGGGCCGCCGGACCTTACCTGGATGCCTGGGGCAGCGTCTTGGGCAATGCCCGCTGGAGTTTCTGGAACACAACCGTCACCCCTCCTGTATGGACCACGGAGACTGACCCAGCCTACGCTGTGCGGTTGATCTCCACCATCGCTCGGCCGTCGATTACCAATTTCGGGATGGCGGCGATCCTCGACTGTTTTTTTGGGCTCAACGGAACAAGCACCCATGTCCTGGTGCTGAATGCGGCCTCCGCAACATACAAGCGATACGACCAGAAAGGCAGCCAAACCCTTCGGGTCGGCAATGCCAACTTCACGCCGTCCTCCGATGCCCGTGCTTCTGGTTTCTCCTCTGGCAACGGCAGCCTGGCGGGCTGTTTCATCGTCAACATTCCTTTGACGCGGAATGGCGACGGAACCATCGGCCCCAACCACGTCACCAACGCCTTCCTCCTTGCCATGATCAATCGGCTAAAGGCTGCCGGGACCCAATGCCTCGACATCTATGCCAGCAACGACGCGGGGTATGAATGAGCCTTCCAGCCTCCGCCATCACCCTTACTCCCCTCGCCATCGGCGGCGCCGGGATCGTGGAGGTTCTGCTCCCGGCCATGGTCCAGGCCATCACCGCCTTTGTCGGCCCAGACGCGGCCATCGCCTACAACGACCCCAACCCGGCCCTGGTCCAAGTTCCGCTCCCCCTTCCCACCTTCGCAGCGCCGCCCTGGGGCGACGAGCCGACCGGCGGAACAACCCAGGCAGGGTTCTTCGGGGCGCCAATGACCGCCGGCCTGGTCCTGACCGTTTTCACCAAAACCTCCGGGGTCTGGGACACCGGAGTCAGCCTCTCCGGGTTCAACCTCCAGGCCGCCTTCTCATGGGAGTTCCCTTGGGACGCCGATTGGGTGGTGGCCCGGATCCAGGACGTCGCCACGACCATCCAGCCTCTCCCGTCCAAGGTTGTCCGGGTGACCCGTGCCTTCCCCCGCGACACCCACGCTTGGCCCGCCATCAATGTCCAGGTTGACGGCCTGAACCCATGTTCCACCTTCATCGGCAACATGATGCAGGGAGTCATGGGCGGCAACTTCCAAACCAGCCTCACCAAGGGCAAGCTCTGGACGCTCCAGCTCTCCATCGTCGCGTGGTGTGCCACCCCTGAGGAACGGTCAGCCCTGGGCGCATGGCTCGGGGGCGCCATGGAGGTGGTGCTTGATGCGGCCCGTGCCATTGGCTGGGCGGACCCGGTCGCAACCTACAAGGAGAGCGAGGATTTCGAGACCCTTGAGATTCCCGCCTTCCTGGTGACGGCCAACCTCACCGTGACCGTCCAAAGCTCGCTCCAGGTGGCAGAGCGGAACGATTACCCCAATCAGACCTTGTAGCAGGGAGTCACCATGGCCACCAGAGTCAGCGTCCAATTTGGAGAGGTCATCACTGACAGCTCTGTCCATCATGCGGTAGCCCTCCCGGCCGGCGTCTTCGAGATGGGCACCCCCTCCATATCACCACTCTCTGGCAGCGGGCCCTGGACCGTATCTCTCAACCCTGGCGGTGACCGGGACCTGATCGTCTGGCGCGAGGTCGGCAGCGAGGGCCAAGGGCGGATGACCATTCAGGAGGATGCCCCTCTCACCTTCACAATCGCCGCCGCCAACGCCAGTAATCCCCGTATCGACCTTCTCGTGGGCTGCCACCAATGGGTGGACGGATCGCTGATCCCCGGATGCATGACCTCCGGCCAACCCAATGGGACCATGGACGCTAGCATGTACCCGTACTACACGGTGGTCCAGGGCACCCCTGCCGCAGGGATCCTGGCTCCCACGCCCATGTCCACAATCGGCGCCAATGGCGTCCCCACTCCGGCCACCTCCTATTCGGGCCCCAGTGGCACCGGAGGCGCCCCGGTAATCCTGGCCGCCGTCTATGTCCCAGCCGCCGGGGGTGCCCAGCCTACGATCATCCCATGGACCCCCACGGATGCCCGATGGGCCACCATCTATGGCTATTTCCAGGAAATATTCAACGCCAGGGGCGGTCAGGTTGACCTGAATACACGTCTCTCCGGCATTGCCGCCATACCTACGGGGGTCTTGTTCCCCTTTGCCGGGGGCGCCCTTCCGGCAGGATACCTATTCTGCAATGGTGCGGCGGTCCCTAGGGTTGGCGCCACGGCGGCATTGTTCGCCGCCATTGGGACCTCCTATGGGGTTGGCGATGGCAGCACCACATTCAATCTTCCTAACATGCAAGGGGTGTTCCCGCTTGGGGCATCCAGTTTCACGGCCCCCACGACCGGACCTTACCAGTTGGCACAGACGGCAGGTTCTCCGGGATATGTCGGTGAGGCAACCCACACCCTGGCACCCACTGAAATGCCTTCCCATAGCCACCTTATCGATGGAGTCTGGATCAGTGGCAGTGGAACAGTGGAAAGCAATACTGGCCAGTATGTCCAGGGCCCGTTCCCTGTCACCGGAAACATGACCTATAACGGCATAGGTCTTCCTGACGCAGCGGCGAACGTTTCTCGCAACACGGGGGGCGGAACAGCCCACAACAACATGCCCCCTTATCAGACCTTCAACTACATCATCAAGACTTGATTCCGGCCCACATGACCTGGATGTCCTCCCACAGGGCGGCATCTAGGAACGGGACATTGGCGTTCCATGCCTCGGTCATGGCGGTGTCCAAGGGGAATAGTCCGGGCTGCGCCGGTCGGATCCAGCTCCTTGGGTCCGATTTCTGTGACATGGTTCGGAAGGTAATATAGCCGGCAGATTTCTGCTGCTTGGTAGTCCCGGCGTCATGGAAGCGATACATCCCTTGGTAGTAGTCGGTGACATGCCAGGATTTGGCTTTGGGCGCTAAGCCTTTGCCAAGACGGTCACCCCACTGGTAACCAAACAATGGGACCGAATGGCCCGTTGCCGACATGCGCGAGCCGATCACGCCCTGGTGATGGCTGAAGCTCATCGCCTTGGCCAGCTTGTAGACCTCCTTGGGCATGGCCTGGATGCCCCGGGCCTTGGGATTACTATGCCGGAACGGAATAATCAGGTAGAGGCTCCCGTCCTTGCTTCTCCTAGCCTTGGGCGCCTTGCGGAGGTCCTGCTTCATGTCATGCGCGGGCGATCCTTCCTCGATTCGCTTGGCGGCGTCGTCCTCATGGCCAATAGCCCAAGCCAGGGCGCTCAACGGGCGGCAGATAGTCTGGCCCTTTAGGATGGCAGGCTTCTTGAGCTGGCCTCTGCCCGGGATGGGCTGGTCTGCCAGGTATCCCTCATAGAGATCCTTGGCCTCGTAGGCCGTCACTCCGACGGCATGGCCCAGGTTCTTGAATTCGTCCGGAACCTTGGTAGCAATGGCCAGGACCTCTGCCTTGAGGTCATCCATGATGCCACCTGGCAGCGTCAGAAAGAATTCGCTCATCCGTGTTGGCCCAGGAGAGTGGATGGGGAATAGTTCGAGGGTTGCCCGGTTGGATCTACCGTGGGGGCGGAGGTGGGCGAACCACTGGCGGCGCTGGTATGGGTGTGGTTCTTGGCCCAGGTGACCAGACTCTCCATGCAGAACCGGGCTCCATTGGAGCCGTTCTGGATTTGGACATTTTGGCCCGAAATCGTAACCGTTCCGTCCGGAGCCGATACGTTCACGTTCTGTTGGGCCGTAATATTGACATTCATGGTTGATTCCCCGGCACCAGGGTCGCTCACCGCCGCTCCGGCGTTGATGTTGATGTCAAGGGAGGGCTGCGGGTTCAGGCCATAGAGGGGGCCCCAATCCTGCGCCGCAGTTGGGTTGTCCGTCATGGGTAGAGTGGAAAGGTTGAAGGTCCCGAAGCCCTGGATGGAGATAGGCGCAACGGCGGTCAGGCCCACCGTATTGGCCCCGCTGATGGTGAGGTCGCCCAGGGGGCTGATCTTGAGCGTGAGTCCGCTGGCATGATCAAGGCACATCCAATTGACCTCCCGGGCGCCCAGAGCGTTGATGTTCGGCTGTCCTGCCGGAATCGCCATCGGCTCATCATTGATCGTATATCGGATCCTGGAGCCCCCGGGAAAGTCCAATTGGCACTCGCCATCGGCGTTGATCTGGCTGGTGACACCAGAGTCATGCCGCTTCAATGTCAAGCCAGGAATGATCGCATTGATGTCCTGCCACGGAATAGAACACACCCAGACGTTCACCTCGTCATCCAAGGAGATGATCAGGCCAAGTTCTCCAACTGCCGGGAGGTCGGTCTCCATCCCGAGGCTAGGGTGGGCCCTCCGGGACCCAACCCGACAAAAGCCATAGCCATCCTCTGTGGGGTTTGGAGCCCCCTGGAACTGGAGGTTGCGCCACTCAACCTGGACCCCGTGCCTAGTAGGGACCTGGGCATAAACGACTCCGAAATTGGCGCCCATCATAGCGGTGACCCTCCGTTGGCGATCCATACCTGGGGGTCCAGGATTCGATCTTTGCCCATGAGAATTTGCCAGTGAAGATGGGGTCCGGTGGTATGGCCAGAAATGCCAGTGACGCCCATTGGCGTTGAGCCAGCACGGATCCGCTGATTCACCGCGAGGGCCGGATATGGGAAGGACGAGAGATGGGCGAACATATGGACGGAACCATCGTCTCCCTGGAATTTGACATAGTTGCCAGCTCCCACGACGTGGCCCAATGCATCCACCTGGGTCCGCTGATAAAGGAATTTCCCATCGCATGGAGCAACCAGCGGGGTCCCAACGGCCAGAGCATAATCCACGGCTTTGTGGACCCCGCACCTCCGGGTGGCTCCGATGCCCGAAGTTTCGACCATCGCCCCGGTCCAAGGTTGGACCCGAACGAACCCGCTTGCAGGCGGAGGAACCCCATGCATGGCGGTATGGATGGTTTCCAGGGCCAGGTTCTGATCGGGGGCCGGGAAGTAGTGTTGAAGGGCGAACAGATAGGATCGGACACTGCCCGGATAGCTCTCCTGGGTGACAGGACTCGAAGCGTTTTCCACAACCCGTTCAACCTGGATGGTGGTCGCGGCCCGGAAAACACCTGGATCTCCGGCCTGGATTTGGTGAGATACGGCATTGATATAGCCGCAGGCCCCATCTGTGGAATCCTGGAGGACCATGCCCGGGTGAGAGCCTAGCAGGAGGGGATAATTCCGCTGATGGTTCCACAAATAAGGCACGGCCGCCTTCTGGAAGGCGACCCGTCCCAGAACACGCGGAATCAAATCCTCCATCCAATCCGTGTTCTGGCGGTTGAAAACCGAGGTGGTCACCTGCTCCGTGGCATAGCCATACCGCTGGAGGGAGGTCATGTCCAGCCAATACCCCATCCTCTGTTTGGATCCCATGAGCGATTCCGGACTCCCATCCAAGGCAGAGGACATGGCCCACACGAACATGTTTTTTCGTTCGCCGTCGTTTTTGCTGGCGGAGATGCTCACTGGGGACGGCATGTTATTGGCATTTCCGAGCTTAAGGACCGGCAATGCCATCCATTCGGTATCGTCTGGATAGGAAACACCGGGAGCCGATGGCCGGAGCGGAGCGGGATCGATGCCAGGTCCTGGGAAAGGGATGGGCCGGAAAACAACGGTCGGAATTTCAGGGTTCCCTTCGATCCCGCCCTTGACCTGATATGTGATAAAGAACTCATGCAAGGTCGGTTCCGAGATGGAGGTGATGGTCTGCATGAGCGGGCCCTCCATCTGGAGATAAGAGTCCAATGCCGCCCCGACTTGTAGGCCCATGGCATTGTGCCAATTCGGCGCCCATGAGCCGAAATCCGGCTGATCCCCAATCATTGAGCCCAAATTCCCTATCTGCCAATAATCGTTGATGGCAATGGGTATTCCATCCCTACCCGTGAGCCCCATGATGTCGCTCACCCCGAAATTCAAGAGCATCCCGATGAACTGCTGGGGATCAGTGAAATAGCCGCCGTTGCTGGACAGGTTGTTCATGATCCGTCGGCCATTGGCGGTCATCAAGTCGGCAATCGGCCCCTGCATGACCGCCATGCGCCAGTTCAGCCACGCCTGCTGGAAGATCCGCGAGAGCCCTTCGGCATGGACTTGAAGCCGCCAGGAAAAGCCCCGGACGGAGGAGAACCGGGACCAGGAGACGAGGGACACGAAGCCGTCGAACAGGCAATGCCATCCACTTCCGGTATTGGCCTCGATTCGTAGGCAGTCCTGCGCCTCTATCCGGGTGCGGAGGATCGCCCCAACCGCCCCGACCAGGAGGCTCAGTGCCCCCGAGTGCCCACGCATTGTCTCGCTTGTCTCGATGGCGACGATGCCGATGGGGTCCGTATAGACCTTGCTGTTGGCCAGGTCATTGAAAATAGTCCCGGTCTCCAGCATCTTGACCGAATAGGTCCGGGTGACCCCGGACTGGACCATTGGACCCACTGAATCCAGGTAGACCCGGACCTGGATGCCATAATGAGTCGTCATGAAAGGTTCCAGATGGGATAGGTGGCATCGTTCTGGAGGACATACCGCGAACCGACCTGGACCGGGTCATTCTGGTTCCAGGTGAAGTCAGAGCCAAATAGGATTGGGTGGCTCGCCAGGGTGGCATAGACGGTGTTGTCCATTCCTCCCGCGGATGGGTTCCAGATCAGGCTTGCGAGGGTGCCAGGGGTCGATTCCAGACCCATCTGGAGCGTGATGCTCTGGATGTCCGGGTCGGCCAGGGAGAGGGCCACCAACAACTCGTGATAGATCACCGGCTGGCCGATGGTCACGGCATTGAAATAGGTGGTCGCGGCGGCAGAAAGAGCTGCCTGGATATCACCGAACCGGCCTTTCCCGTGGGAATTCGTGACGACGGCAGCCGTCAAGAACACGTTGGCATAGAGGACCGGCTTCAGGATCACCTGTATCCCCGCGGCGGCCCAGCCAGGGACGAAGGTATTATTGGGACCAGGATAGCCGTTCATGACCCCGCCGACCCCGCCAGTCCCGTTGATAGCTGAGGCGATGGCACCCGGCACGACTGCCGAGCCGAGTCCGTTGTCCAGGAACACCCACACGTTACCCACGGAGCCTTGCGGAGGAGTCATATTGAACGGCTCGACCGCCAGGGCATCGATCACGCCGCATTGGGCGACCGAAACGGACGCATATTCCAGAGCCTGAAGGGTCCCCCTCGTCAGGGTATTGACCCAGGATTGAAACCGGGTCTGACGGGCGGCAGGAGTTTCCGGATCAGTCCCGCCGCAGGTTGCCTGGGGATTGGTCACCTGGTCCACCCCAGCGATGGGGTAGAGGATCCGACTGATGGACGAGGCCGGGACGTTGGTGGCAGTTCCGGTGGTTGCTGCCTGAACCGGGACGGAGACCACTGTGAAGGAACCGGCCTCCAAGGTGGCGTCTTGGGTGGTGACGAACTGGACCCCGGTGCTGGTCCCGAGCTTGGTTCCCGTGGGGATGTCGATATTGGCGGCCGGGGCGACCAGAGCGGTAAAGGTCACCTGGCCCAGGGACGGGCTCGCCGAAAGGTAGGGGAAGCCAAAGGCATTGTAGACCGCGTTGTTGGCTGCATAGTCGACGGCCTTCTGGGCCCGGATGTCATAGTCCTCCATGACCATGGCCAGGGCCTCAAGGTGGGCCCGTTCCAAGGAACCCTCGATCATGTCGCTGGGCAGATTGAATCCTGGCACTAAGGAGGGGTTGGAGGCGATCCAGGATGCCATCGTCTGGGTGTAGCTGGTCCAATCACGGACTTGGAAGCCGAGGGATGAGCCCATTTAGGAGCCTCCGGTAACAGCGAATGCGGCAGGGCCGAGGATGGTCTGGGCAATGGCATTGACCGAGACCGACTGCTCCCCATCCGTCTCCAGGGTGATGGCGGTAATGGTTGTCACCCTAGGGTCTGAAAGGAGGACCCGCGAGACTTCCCCCCGGATGGCCAGGGCGTTGTCCACCGTAAGGGGCTCGCCCAGCCACTTGTTCAGGGAGGACCCGTAATTGGGGTGCTGAGGTAGATAGCCCAAGGGGGTGTTCAACCGCCGGTTAAGGGCGTTGACGATATTCTGGATCCCACCCACCAGGAAGTCCCCACCGCTGGGGTCGAGATCCATCCCGGCGGGGTCCAGGATGGCCTGCGAGGCTCCAGGGGTTGCCGTGAGTAAGCCGCCGGGTGCTGCGACCGTCCCTGGGATCAAACCGCTTGGAGAGGCTGCTGGGCCACCGGCAGGCCAGGAGACGAACGGGTAGACCAGGTCATTCTGCGCGGCGATAGTGGTCCACAGGGATGCGTCCCCTAGGACCGTAGCGGCGATCATGCGGAGATCGCGGTTTGGGATGACCGGAATCGGCGCCGGGGCCGGAGGCGTGGAGGTCAATTCGCCATTGGCAGTGATCGACAGGAGGGATTGGCCGATGCTCACCCGGGCATAAGTCAGGGACTGGATGAGGTCCTGCTGGGCCTGAGCCGGGAGGTTAGCAGTGGCCTCTACCGTCCCGATCAGGGAGGTCAAGGCAAAACTGGCAGAACGCAGGAGGTCCGAGGCGCCCTGGAAATCGGCATTGACCATGCCCACCAGGTTATTGGCCGAGTTGACCGCAGACTGGACCCCCGTGATGACGCCCTGAATCGTCTGGACGATGGGCCACTGGCTAAAGTTGAGGAGCTGCTGGATTGCCTGAATGTCGCCCTTAATCTGGCTGATTATTGCCATCAAGCTTGTGAGAGAGAGCCCGTTGAGCATGTCCGTCGCCGATACCTGCTGATCCACCCGTTTGAGGGCCCAGAAGGTCATGCTATAGGACCAGTCCAGGGGACGAGTGGCACTCCGCTCATCGGTGGGCATTCCTAGCGGGAGGATCCACCAAACCTGGTTCTTGAACTCGCTGGGACCCCCCGACAGGACCTTGAAGACCAACTTCAGGAGGGGTTTGCCATAGGTGAGGTTGAAAGCGTTGGTATCGGCATAGTTCTGGAGGACCGCGAGGATGGCCAGGCGGTTGTCTAGGCCCAGGGTGATCATGCCCTGGTCGGAGTTGTTGGCGAGTGTCTTCAGTCCTTGGGAACCGACGCCATAGTTGCCCCGAATGGTCCACCGGCCCGGCCCAAACCCGGCTTCGGCGATCACCGGATCCCCATTAAGATCCAGACCAAAATCAGCACGGTAGCCGGTCTCGATGGTGAGGGCCTGGGGCGCCAAGCGCAAGGTGGCCGAGATCGAGGATAGGTCAACAACATCCCCATAATCTGCCTTTTGCGACAGATCGGACTTCCAAATCTCGAAGGTATAGAAGGCGACGTCATGGAGAGACACGGATGCCTCCCATCACAGGACGAACAGACCGGGGCCGTCCCAGGCGCCCAGCAGCTCGTTGGTAAGCTTCTCGCAATCCTTTTCCAAGGTCTCGGCCCAGTCGGAGAACACATATCCCGTCTTGCGGGATTGGGTCAGGCCGTCCGCGGAGATTGATGATAGGGCGGTGGGATTGAGCCACCCGGAGAGCATGGGGAGAAGGGCCAGTGTGGACCGCATGGCCGTAAGCCGGTTGACCTTGGGCCAGTCCGGATTCTGCGCGTCGAGTCCGGCCAGATAGGTCAGGGCCGCCGACTGGGCGGTGCGCCAGGCCAATCCGCCCATGGCATAGGCCAGGGCATAGATAGCATTGGATCCCGTCGGGGAGATCATGATCTGGTTGGATTTCCGATCCGTCCGCAGCCACGAATTGTCGAAGGTGAATTGGGAGATGATCGTGCCGGGCACCGTCAGGACCAGGGACACAATCTGCTGGATGGGGCGGATGCGGGTCTTGAGAAGGGGGAATCCATCCCCCGGGAGGACGCCGGGCCACTGGTAATATGGCTCGAATTCAGCAGGGCCCGAGGTTTGCGGAGGATATCCGTCGTTTCCGGTGTCGAATTGGGGAATGAATGTCGTCGGCACGAAACGGGTCCCAAGGTCTCGCTGGACCTTCCAGGATCCCTCTGCGATGGCATCCACAAGGAAGTCAGCGCAGGGGGATTCCGCAAGCCGAGGCAGACGCGTCACTAGCCCAGACAGATAGGTGGCCAGGAGATAGTCTGGGGTGACCTCAAACGGCATGAGCGTAGTCCTTAGTCGGTGACGGGTTCACCCGAAACGAAGGGAGGCAGGCTGGCCTTCTCGGCCTCGGCCTTGGCGACGGCAGCATTCAGCTCGGCGAGCATGTCTGCCTTGAGCTTCAGGTCGATGACGATATCCAGCTCCTCCAGGGCCCACTCGGCGATTCCGGCGCGGGTCCAGGTCTCGTCGGGGATATTCCCCTTCTCGATCTTTTCCTCCGGAAGCTCCTCGGTGAACTTCCGGAAGAAGTCGAACCTGGCCATGTCCTCCACCTGTTCGGCAGTGCAGTAGGCGATCCAGAGTGGGCCGCCATTAGGGTTCGGCTCGAAAACGATGGGGTCCCCGTGCGGCATGTTGATGATGGGCGGATCGCAGGGGCGTCCGGTGTGGCACATTATGATCTTCTGATCCACGGAATCTCCTTTCAAAAAGGTCCAGGTGGCCCGAAAGACCACCTGGACCGGATTGCGTCAGGGCTCAGGGCAGCCAGGTCGCGTTGGAGGGCAGGATGTTGGTGATCAGGGCGTGCTTTTTCGGCAGGGAAAGCCGGAGGCACGCGATATACATGACCGCGAAGTTGTACTGGAGCTGGGTCATGGCGAGGGGGATCTTGCTGGGGGGCGCCATCTGGACCAGGCGCAGGGCGTCGAACTGGGGCGCCGTGGTCAGGATGAGGGCGCTTGAGGTGCCGGGGATGCTGGCATTGGTATCCACGAAGGTCGTGGAGCCACCGGTCCTGGCCACGCGAGTAATGAATCGGGTCAGGCTTGAGGTGACGGCACCGTTCTTGGAGCTGCGGTAGATGTTGTAGTAGCTCTCGGCCTGGCCGCCGGAGGCAGTGATGGTCAGGGTCACGATGTTGGTGGCCGCCACGGTGACGGAGGCCGAGGCGACAGAGGTGGAGACGAAGCCGGGACCAGCCGCTTCAGCCCGGTAGAAATAGGTCCCCGCAGGGATCGATCCGGTGGTCCCGGAGGCCACGCCAGCGATGGCGCCAGGGGCGGAGCCGCTGGTTTCAGTCGGGGCGTAGTTCTCCACCGGCTGCCGCATGTTTTCGTCCAGGAAGGGATGGGGATAGAGGTCGAGAACCCCATTGCCCACGCCCAGGCCGTTGTACTTGATGGCCTTCACCAGGGCGCCGAGCGTGGTGTTCGGCACATTCGCGTCTAGGTTCACGCGATACCCGGCCTCCAAGTGCCCGTCATAATCGGCTTTGACCGCAGGAGAGCAGATCAGGGCGTCGGGAGAGCCCCAGTTGCCGAAGCCGGCAAGGCGCGCGCAGATCGGTGCCACGGCGGCTCCGGTATTGAGCGCGATACCGCCCAGGTTGGTGATGTTGGGGCTGTTGGCCAGGAGTCCGGGGATCAGGCCCTGGAACTCCAGATTGGTCATCGTGGGATCACCATAGAGGAGCTGCCACTCGATGGTCTGGAGGACCCGGGAAAGAGCGGAGAAGATTTCCTGTTCCGCCGAGTTGAAGTCGGCCGCCCCAGCAGCCTGCTGGAGGGCGCCCTGCATGGCGGTGGGAACGGTCACGCCACCGAATTCAGCCATGACTTTCAGCTCGGTGATGGCGCGGTGATAGGCACCGTTCCTCTGGTTCAGGTTGCTGCCGGTCTCGTTGGAGATCGCGGAGCCCGGGTAGCCGCCGATGCCGTCCTGAACGACCTGCTGGTCGATCAGGGACCAGGAGGTATGCCGGTTGGGGAACAGCAGGTTGAACAGCACGAAATGGGGGTTCTGGACGGTCGCAGTTGCGAGTTCCGGTTCCAGAGCTTCCACGCGCATCGCCCCGCCACCGGTCAGGGCAGAGAGGTTGGTGCCCGCCTGGGTGCTGGTCAGGGACTTGACCAGGGTGCGGATTCGAGGATCCGCAGAAGTTTCGGCGAGTTGGCCGAGGATCGAGATGACGTCCATTTGATGGACCTCCTTGATAGGGCCTAACGGCCGAAAGGGGTGGGGTTGGTGGAGGGGCTGTTATACGGAGGCGTGAGCGGCACGGCACTTCTGGGTGGCCTCGGCGGGCGTCATCTTTCCCGCCTTCAGGGCGAAGAAGATTTCGTTGGCCAGGGCCCCCCCGTCGACGACGGGAGCGACTTCCGGAGGGATTCCGGGGTTGACGAAAGACTTGGAGATGGCCCGAGGCGCAGCGGCGGGTGCGCGGGTGGGATCGCCCAGGGCGGCCATGGCCTTGGTGATCTCCCGATCCTGTTTGGCTGCCCCCTTCTTGAGCCGGTCGATCTCAGTCAGGAGTTCGTTCATGATGGCGTCCTGACGCTCCTGCTTCTGCGTGGTGTGCGTCAGGAGGACCAGGATGTCGTCCAGGATTCCCTTGAGGTCGTCTCCGCCATCCAGGAGCTTGTCCTCGGCCATGGGCGGCGTGACGCCATAGTCCAGGGCCTTGAGGAGGTTTCGGGTCTCTTCGGCGGACAGGTCGGCATTGCCAAAATCGTCGAAGGACTTGGCCATGGGGCGCTGGCTGTCGGCACCTTCCTCCTCGTCGACGGTAGGCTTTTCGTCCTCCTCTTCTTCCTCCTCTCCGGTGGTCTCAGGGGGGGCACCCCCGTCCTCCTCGTCGGCCTCGACCTCGTTGCCATCCTTGTCGCCATCGCCGTCGGGGTCATCGGCCAGGTCTTTCTTGGAGGGCTGGGCGCCGTCGACCCGGTAATCCGGCTGAAGCTCGTCGGGGTCGCCGGGATCAGTGGGGACGGCAGGCTTCCTGCCCTTCGCGGGCTTCTCCTCGGTGGCCGCCTTGAGCAGGAGGCGCACCTGAGTTTGGAGGGTAGACAAGACACTCATGGGAGGGTCTCCTTTCAACGGCGAGAGAGAAGGACGACAAGGAGGGCCATGGCCACATCGGCCGGCACTCCCCGCTCGGTGGCGAGGGTCAGGTAGCCATCAATGCCGCCCTCCTCCTGGGCTTCCAGAAGGGCGTCCATGGCAAGACGGAGGAGCATAGGATCTTCGGCTCCCTTGACCTGAATGGTCGCGGGGAACCCCCTCTGGGGCAGGCTCGGGGCCAGTTCCCCAAGAGTGTCCTTGAGGTCCGCGAGCCCAGAGAACGCCTTGGCGAAGGCCCGCACAGGCATGGTCGTCACGGCGCCGATATTCATGTTCACGGGGGTCCGCGATAGGCCGATGGAATGCCAGCGTATGCCTCGGACTTCCTGGGTGGGGAGGCCGTTCTCGGACGTGGTCTGTTCGGAATAGACGTCACCGGCGATAGAGGGAAACCAGATGACCGGTGGGGTGGTATGAAGCGAATCCCAGAACAGGTCGGCGGCCTCGGTGAAGGAGTTGCGTTTCCCGGTCAAGTCATATTCGGTCCCGGAGAAAATGGCGGCCTTGACCCAGACCGAGCTGTCCTGGACTTTGACGGCCAGGGGTTTTCCGATCTCGAACGCATAGGGATTGACCTTGGCGCCCCGGATCTGGCCCAGCACAGAGGCGTGGTCCAGGTCGAGCCGACCATATTTCAGGAAGTAGGGGATGGAGGCTTCCAGGGCAGAGAGCAGGACTTTGTCGCCCTGGACGTCCCGGATCTCTGTGGACGCCTCCATATACACGATCCTCTGGCCACCCTCTGTCTCGGCCTGGGCCTTGAAGATGGGTCGGTCAAAACGCAGGCAGACTGGGGCTCCCCCGCTGCCGCGAGTCTCCAATCCGGGAGTGAGGACCGACGTGCCCATGGCGTGAGAATCTCCGTCCGGCCCCTTCCAAAAGGGCCTGGGCATGGCGCTACCTGCCACCTATTGCTATGCGTTGAACGGACAAGGGCTTGTGTCCTGGTTCCAATCGGGGAATCCAGGAGGACCCCGTGACCGCCAATCCGCATTACCGAGTCATCAATGGCAAGACCGTCTACGTCGCCGACCCCTCCACTGCGGATGCTCCGGAAGCCGGAGTGCGCGAGCGCACCGCAATCGGGAAGTTCCGCGACGGCTCCAGCTACCTCCGTGCCACGGACGCAGAGGACGGCCGCATGATTTGCAAGGCAGCCCAGGAACTGGGCATTCCACTCCAGAAGCGTAGGGCGGGGGCCGCCCACTTCGGGCGCATCGGAGCCTACGATCACTTCCACGCCTCCACTCTTGAGGAGGCAGCTATGGTCCATGCCGCCCTGGACCCGGAACAGCGCGAGCTTCTCAAGGGCCATGTCAAGGGCCACGTCAGGAACGTAAACGGGAAGCTAGTCCAGGTGCGAGAACATGACACCCGGAAGGCAGAGACCATCAACAAGGCCACCGAGGCGACGGTCAGGGCTCACCAAGTCATGGGCCATGAGGCGCAGTTCAAGGCCCACAAGGAAGCCGAAGGGCTGCACCAGGAGGCGGCTGACGTGATGAAGCGCCACCACGAATCCCTCCCGGAGGGCCACGCCGATAAGCCGAAGTATCAGGAGGCGGAGGACTACCACCGCAAATGGTCGGCCGCGCACGGAGCCGAAGCCAAGCGGTTGGCCCCCCACATGACCCAACCCGACAAGGGCGCCGGCTCCGAGATTCCCCCTGAGCTGCCCGTCGAGGCCCGCGAGAAGAAGCCGGTTGACCCGGGAAAGGTTGCCTCGGACCCGGGTCACAAGAACGAGGAATGGCCCGACAAGGGTGAAGATGCTGGCCAGCCGAGCGGAGATGAACATGGCAAGGATCCCCTGGACAAGGGCGCACAGCCCGAGGAAGGGCACGAAGCGGTAAGGGCACAAGCTTCGGCTGCCAGCTATAAAGCAACCAACGCCGTCGCCACCTATGGGGAAAAAGCCGAACTTCACCGTCAGGCTGCCGAGGCCCACAGCAAAGCGTCGAAATCAGCCCTTGCCCACAAGGTAGGGATGGATGAGGGACGAGGCGCGTCTGCCACCCATGCCACCCAAGCCAAGTATCACCTTGGGGAAGCGAAGAAATACGATGACGCCCAGGCCAGCATGGATGAGGAGGGCCGGGCCATCCAGAAGTCCATCATCGAGCGGCATATCTCTCATATCGAGCAGCAGAAGGGCAAGGTCGGCGGCGACAAGATTGCCCTGGACGCCCTCCAGATGCGCCAGGACGCCCTGCGGGACCAGCTCAAATAGCACAAGGAGAGGCCATGTCTCGTATCGCCAAGGCCCATGCGGATGCTCTGGTCAGGACCGCATCGGCTTACTTCAGGGCCAAGAGTCACCCCAAGAATTTCTGCAAGAAGCCCGAGGATGTGGATGAGGGGCGCGACCTCCTGAAAGCCTTCGACGACGCGGTCGATGACGGCATGGACCCCGATGATGGTTCCAGCCTGATCTGCAAATGCGCCGGGGCCATGGGAGGCGCCATGGCCGGGCCCTTGGCTGCCACCCTTGCCACCAGGCCAGTCAAGAAGTTGGCGGACGGCACGGTCATGGAGGGACAGAACCCGGAGCGGCGCCTCATGAAGTCCTACGTCCACACCCATACTCGGACTCTAAAGAACGGCAAGGTCATCGTCATTGGTCAATACAACACCAAGAAGCTGCCTGGCCCCCAGCACCTCGCCGGTTCCGACGCCGCCATGGATGAGGCTGGAGTAGTCACCTCCCAGGCTCTGGCCGACTATGGCGATCTCAATGCCGTCAACGGAGAGGACCCGTCGGTTCAGGCTACATATGCCAAGGACGCCATCCACGCCGTCCAGACCTCTATCAACCTTATGAAGCACAGCCACGCCACCGAGGCGGATGGCAAGCCCGGAGCGGACTACTCCCCAGGACTCGAACATATGGAGATGCTCAAGAAGCACTGGGAGGGGATCCACGACGGCGCCATCGAAGCCATGCATTCTCCGGACAAGTTGCATGGCGGTCCACAGAAGGGCAGTGGCCACTTCGCCATGGAAAAAGGGAAAGCCAAATACGTTCCAGGCGAAGCCCCCGACGGGGCCCACCTTGCCTCCGTGGGGCACCAGGTCGCCCTGGGTGAGAACAAGAACAAGGGATGGTATCTCCGGGCCACCAACGCCGCCCACGCCAACATCATCCGGGGCGCCTACCACAACATCACCGGAGACGAGGCCCCGGCATCCGAGAAAATCGGCGCCTCCAACCACTTCGGCAAGGAGGGCTCCTTTCCTCACATCTTCTTCGGCCAGGGCGAGGACGCCAAGAAGCTGGCAGTCCAGGTGCTGGCTGAGGTCCACAGGATGTATCCGGTGCAGAAGTCCCTGGAAGGCGAGAATGCCGAAAAAGGAGAGTCCATTACCCCGTCCGGGGTTGAGATGACCCTTCCTGCCGCCACCAAGGAACACCAGGAGCTGGTGGATACGCTGGAACATCCGACCCCGGATAAGGTGGCGGAGGAGATCAAAGACCAGGGCGGCGAGCTGAAGGAGATGAAGGCTGCTGCCAGCATTAAATCCCCCTACGAGATGGGGAAAGAGGCTCACGAAAATGGGCAAATGAGTGCGCCCTTGATGAACACGAAATTCAGTCACGATCACCTCCTTGGAAAGACCGGAAGCGAAATCAAATTGGCCCTGGCGGCATACACCAAGGGATGGACTGAGGCGAACCTCGCCTCCCGGGTCCCCGAGGATGGTCCCAAGGAAGGCGATCTGAAAGATGGCCTCACCTTCCACGACGGGCGCTGGCACAACGATAAGCCGGGCGAGAATGAGGCCAAAGGGTCCGAAAGCACCGGCTCCATGCCCACCGTGGCCGAGCTGGTCGGCATCGGCGGCAAGGAGTGGGAGAAGAACGGGAAGCACCGGATTTATTTCAATGATCTGGAACAGTTCTGTCCCGACACGGGCCTACCCAAATCTGCATTCAAAGGGAAGGCTTGGTATGACTACAAGGACCAGCAGATCCACACGGAAGGCATATATGTGACGGCAGAACCCAAGGTGATCGAGGGCATCAAGGCCAAGGCCAAGGAGTGGGGAGCAGAGCACGAGCAGACCATGGCCGAACCGGAAGCTCCGGCTGCCAAATATGAGCCCAAGGCGTCGGCCGCGGTCCAGGCTATGACCCATGACATCAAAGAGTCCATTCGGAGCTTCAAGGGTGGCGCGACCCAAGCTTCTGCCGGTGCGCTCGCCCACTCCCTGACCGATCATTCCATGGGGATCGATCTCCACCACGCCGGGGAAGACCCCCAGGCCCACACGGCTGCGCTGCAAAGCATTGGCGCAGAGAACGCCTCCTTGGGGTCAGGAGGTCCGGATGGGAGCGCCGAGGCCCATAAGAAGGCAGCCGCGGCTCATGCCAAGGCCACTGTTATTCATGGTCAGCTTGGGAATACCCTCCCCGAGGACGTCATGAAGTTGATGCCTCCCCCGGCACCGTCCCACCTTCAGGAGGCCCATGCCTGGGCAGCCAAGGGTCATGCGCACCTTTCCAAATGGCACCTGGCGGAGGCTTCCAAGCTGGATGCAGCCCCCAAGGATGAGGTGCCGAAGCCCCAGGTGCCCAAGAAGCCATGGCATGAACATGATTTCCAGGACATAGCCACCAAGGTTATTTCTGGGAAGATGGGCGCAGTCAAGGCTGCGGTGAACAGCGGTCACACGGTGGATGTCTCCAAGGAGGATCTGGAGGAGTTCGTGGCCAGAACCAAGCACCTAGCCGTCGTGGCCATGCATAAGAGCAAAGCCGGGATGGGCACCTTCGACAACGGGGATACTCCCTGGGAGGACATCGCCAAGAGCTGGGCTGAACAAGCGAAGAAGGGCATGGCCGCCCTGGCAAAGAAAGGATAGGCCATGACCACCAAGCATTCAAAGGACTACTACCGGGTTGTCAACGGCAAGCTGGTCCACACCAGCGGGCACACCTACAACGTGGACCGGGAGTTCGACAACCTCTTTGGTGGGTCCCAGGAGGCGCCGGAGGCCGCACCGGCCACCACCGCACCGGCCACCACCGCACCGGCCAAGATCGAACCCGCACCCCACGCCCCTGCGGCAGCCCCCGAATACGACCTCTCGGGGGTGGATCGGGAGTTCGACAAGATGTTCGGGGAAGCGCCCAAAACAGAGAGTGTCGGACCACTTGAGGGCCAGAAGGTCCCATTCGACCAGCTCAAGCCAGGCATGGTGTTCAAATATCCATCCGGGAACACACTCAAGGCGATCTCCACGAACGGCGACGGCGTTCACCTCCTGAAGACCTACGCCGCAGATGGCACTACCAGCCTGAAGGACTTCGGCAGCAAGCTGTGGAATGACCAGAAGTCCTTGCTCTATGCGGGCATGGAAAGACCTGGAAGTCCCGAGGAACCTGCCACGGAAGCACCGGCAGCGCCACTCACTCCAACCAGCGATTCCGCCAGCGACATCCTGACCAAGCTCCAGAACATGAGCTATTGGGGAAGCGCGGACATCGGGAACATCCATGTCTCCAAGTCCAGCGGAGGCTTCTTCATGGTTAACAAGACCGGCAACGACGGCGTCCCCCTGAATGCCGCCGCCAAGAAGGTCCTGGCAGAGCTGCACCCCCCGGGCTACAAGAAGAAGCAACAGGCGTTCCTGGTGAAGGGCGGCGACGACGCAAAGCTGGCCATGGTCCTGGATCAGATCAGCAAAGGCCCGCTGCCCAAGGCACCCAAGTTCAAGATCCCGGAGGTGGGTTCCCATCCGCCCTTCTCTCAGGTCAAGGAAGGGATGCAGTTTGGCTACAACGGGAAGGTCTACACGATGCTGCCCAATACCCCGGATGGCTGGCTCACCATGGAGGAACCTGGCGGGCATACGCTCTCTACCACCCCAAAGAGCTGGAACGGGAAAGCGTGGAAGAACGCGCTCAAGTTCACAGGCATGGCTACGGGACCAGATGGCCTCAAAGTTGGTGATACCAAGGTCGAGAACGGCAAGACCTATATCCTGAACGCCAACCACCACTGGGAGCTGGTGGAGGAGAAGAAGCCGGCGGCACCCAAAGTAGCTACGCCGTCCCTCCCCAAGAATTTCCCTTTCAAACAGATCGGGCCTCAGGGCGGATCCAACCCTGGCGGTCTTTACGAGGACGCCTTCGGGAAGAAGTGGTATATCAAGTTCCCCGCGGATGAGGACCAGGCCAAGAGCGAGATGTTGGCGGCCAAGCTCTATGACCTCATGGGGGTCGGGGCGCCCAAGACCAAGATGGTCATGAAGGACGGCAAGCTGGGCATTGCCTCGGCCTACCAGGAAGGGCTCTCCAAGGTCACCGACGGTAGCCTTCTGGCCAAGCAGGATGGGGTCAAGGAGGGATTCGGCGCGGATGCATGGCTGGCCAACTGGGACGTGGTGGGCCTGGGCTTTGACAACCTCCTCGTAGGCAACGATGGGAAGGCCAAGCGCATCGACCCCGGAGGTGCCCTCGATTACCGGGCCCAGGGTGGACTCAAGGGTGACGCCTTCGGCAATGCCGTATCCGAAATCCATACCCTTCGGGACGCATCCAAGAACCCCCAGGCGGCCTCCGTATTCGGGACCATGACCCAGGATGAAATCAGCAAGAGCATGATCCCGGTCCTGGAACTGCCCGACGACATCATCCAGAAGGCCGTCCAGATGTTCGGCCCCGGCGATGACAACAAGAAGAACGCGCTGGCTGCAAAGCTCATCGCCAGAAAACACTATCTGGCGAAGCAGTTCCCGGAGGCAGAGGCCATCGTCCATCCGCCCAAGCCGGACCCGAAGCACCTCCCTGTCGACAAGGCGCAGATCCCACAGCCGCCCAACTTCATGGACTGGAATGGGCAGGGCAAAGGTCTCTCTGGCAACGAGAAGGTCAACCAGGCCAACCAAGCCGCCGCCGAGGAAGTCCACCAGGCAGCCATGCGCGGGGATCTGGTGGATCTGGAGAATCTACAGGTCCATGAGATCGACAAAAATACAGGGGAATCCAAGCTGATCCCCATCAAGGAACATCCCAGCACACACGTCAAACAATACTGGTCCGGGTTAGTCGGCTACCTGAACGTGGTCGCCAATCCTGGCTCCGAGAAGCTTAAAACCTATTCTCTGGCCACCGCCGAAGACGTCTCGGGGTTGTCGGAAGCCTTTCCCTCCAAACCATTTGGCAAGAATACTGAGAATATCGATAGTTCCGAGGTGCTGGGCTACTTCATGACCCTGGGCAGCGTCGGCAATCCGCAGGATTTCACGCCGAAGAACGCGGGGCGCAATGTGACCAGCGCCGACACCGCAAAGGCGCATGATCTATACCTCACTATGCCGCAGAACCTCAAAAACTACATCAGTCAGGTTCAGGGGGATGGAGCCGTCAACCATCATTTCAAGGGAAACGACGAGACGTACTACAACGTCAACATAAAGGACGCAGTCAAGCAGGCTTACGCCCATGCCGTCACCAAGCCGGAGGGGACGCGCCTCTGGCGGTGGATGGATATCCCCAGCACCATGAAGAAGCAACTTGAACAGGCTGAGCCGGGGCTGGTGTTCCAGAACACCGACTCCATGTGCTGCTCCAAGAAACCTGAGTGGAACGAACATACCCATTTCGGCCACGATCTCCTCTTAAAGATTCACTATGCCGATGGCGCGAAGGCCGTGGATACCTTCGGGTCTGGCCACTTGGTCGGATCCGAGGGCGAGATAACCACCCTTCCTGGGCAACGGTTCATGATTCTCAACAAGGGGAAGGCATATAATGGCGTAATGGAACTGGAGTTGCTAATGCTTCCTCCTGATCCCACCTTTATCGAATCAGTGGACCAGCACAAGAAGGGGAAAGCCGCATGAGCGAGTTCCGCGAAGGGCTCAATTTCCAGCACGAACCCGGGGGCAAGGTCGCACTCTGCACCCTTGGTGACGTGACCGTCCTGGTCCAGAAATTCATCATGGATGTTCTAAAGGACTACGAAGCCTTCGGGCGCGAGGAGGCCACCAGGGAGGCATCCATGGACGCCATCCGGGCCAAGGCCACAGCCCTGGGCCGGGCCTTTATGGGCAACGACCCAGCCTACTACGTTACCGAATGGAACTCCCCCAACCGCCTGGGCGCCCACATCCGGGCCGCCGTCAAGTTCGAGAACGGCAATCAGGATCCTGGAGAAGCGTTTTTCCTCTGGCTCTCCACCCAGGTCATCCAGGCCGCCAACGATCTCCACACCGGAACCTGGAAGGGCCAGGTCGGCGCCCAGCTCCAGACGGTGACCCAGAGTGCTGTGAAGTTCCTCCTGACTGGGGAGGGGTGATGAGGGAAGTCAAAGGGTTCTTTCGCAACTTCAATGGCAAGCGGGTGTGGGTTCCGGAGCATGATGACAAGCGGGCAGCAGCCGCTCCGGAGCCACTCAAGAACGCCCCTAAGCAGCTCAAGCCAATCAACCCCGGGCCCGTGCCGGTCATCAAGAACCCAGACGACAAAATTCACCATCATCCGGATCAGCCATGGAAGGACAACCATTTCGGCACCACCAAACCGGGAGCCTGGTCTGAACCATTCAAGGCGCCCAACAAATACGGCAAGGTGAGCGAAACCCCGGCCCAGCCCGCTCCCAAGAAGCCCTGGGTCTGGCACAAGGAAGACCATTCCCAAGCGCCCCTTCTTCCCAAACTGACCCACGAAGAGAAGCTGGATCTGTTTCTGAAAAACAACCCCCATGCCAAGCTGCACCCCAAGAAGGACGAACACGGAAACGACGCCTACATCAGGGAACCTTCACAAGCCACCGGAGACGATACCTGGAAGGACAAGGATGCCATTGCCACCTTCCTTCCTGGCGGAGACGCGCCCAAGACCCTCAACAAGGTGAAGCTGGCTCCTTGGACGGACCATCCCACCACAGACGAGGCATGGGCTGAAGTCGACGGCCAGGACCCCTGGCTGGATGAGCCGGCCCTTGACGCCAAGAAGGCTCCCGCTGCTGGAGTCATTATCGAAGAACCGGATGGTCGGATTTGGATCATCCACCCCTCCAACGGCTTTGGGGGATATAGAGCGACATTTCCCAAGGGCCATGTCGATGCCGACGACCCACTCCAGGCAACCGCCATCCGTGAAGCCTTCGAGGAGAGCGGCCTGAAGGTCCAGATCACCGGCTGGCTCATGGATGTGGAACGCTCCACCACCACCGCCCGATACTACACAGCCAAGCGGGTTGGAGGGACCCCCTCCGACTGTGGCTGGGAAACCCAGGCCGTTTCCCTGGTGCCCCGAAGTCTGCTCTATAACGTTTTGCACAAGGACCCAGATTATGGTCTCGCGGAGGCCCTTGGCGCCGGGCCCGCGCCCAAACCGAAATGGACCATCCCACTACCCAAGGGCACTTCCTCCGGTGACTTCACGGAACCAGCCAACTGGTGGGAGGAACTGGGGTTCTAGGCATAAAAAAGCCCCTGTAGAGCCCCAGGGGCACCAGAGATCCTCTGGCGGGGAATGGGGCAGACGCCCCGGTGATCTACTTGGCGGCAGCCTCGATCTTGGCGGTATCCGCCTGGGCCTGGGCTCCGGCTGCCTGGATGCCAGTCAGGACCGCACCGGCCTTGGCCGGGTTCCGGCGCAAGATGAAGCCGCCGGCAGGGATGCCCACGACCAGGCCAGCGATGACACCATAGAAGAAGTTCAGCATGTGACACCTCCGAAAAGGACAGGATCCCCCATGGGTGATCCCTGGCAAGCCTCTAAATCAACCCCTTGACTTTAGGGCCAAATGGCACATATTGGTTGTGCGGCTGCAACCGCTTTGTGGAGGTGTGAATGTGGGTGTGTCTTAATCGAGCGTTCCTATCTATCGTGGAGACCACGATCCCGGACCCCAAGGGGAGACTCCTGGTGCGGGCGCGGGTAAAGGGAGATATCGAGCGCGTGTTTCCAAAGGCCAGGGTGAAGGAGACACCCAACCGAGATTACCGATTCCGCAGTCTAATTCCGCGCAAGATCATCGCCAGTGTCATGGCTGAGGAAGTCATGAACATCGATTACTGCAATTTTAAATCGAGTGTGCGGGAGGGTGATCGCCACGATGCCTATCTGCGATGCTGGTCCGCAATGAACGCCCTCCAGAGATCGAGGCTGTTTCCCAGTCCCTCGGCCGGTGCCGAGTTTCTCCCTTGGGATGAATGGGATGAGGGCAGTTTTATGCGGCGATAGGGGCCGGATAGGGCTGGGCCAGACACGGAACAGGGCGGACTCCCTGGCACGGTGAGGATTCTAGGACCCGAACCCGCCAAGGAGCCGCCCATGCCTATTCTTGCCACCCAGACCCCCAACAAGGTCACTCCCTCCCTGAAACTCCCCACCATGGTCGGAGCCAACGGCGACATCTCTTCCGCCATGATGCTCCTGGACGCCATCCTGCACGGCGGCCCCAAGAGTGCCTCAACCGTCACTCCCCCCGTCGGTCCCAACCAGGGCGATATGTATATCGTCCCCACGGGTGCCACGGGCGTCTGGTCCGGGCAGGCCGGGAATCTGGCCATCTGCAATCCGGCCATCGTCAAGGATGGTGTGCCCTGCCCCTACCAGAATGAATGGGATTTCGTGATGCCCAAGGTAGGGATGCAGTTCTACGTCCAGGACATCGGTGCCGAGATGACCTATCAGTCCTCCGGGACGTGGCAGCAGGCCACCGTCTCCTTCCTCACCACTCCCCCCACCACGGCCACTTCCTCGGGAGTGAGGGGGCAGATGGCGGCGGACGCTAGCTACCTCTACTTCTGCTACGGAACCAACCTCTGGCACAGGGTCTCCTGCTCCACCTTCTAAGCCAGCAGCCCCGCAGCATCCGGAGACACCATGGATACCCGTTCTCTCGAAATCCGATTTCTTGCAGCCATTCGCGCCCTGGCCATGGCTACCCAAACGCCCAGGACCATGCTCAAGGCCCTCCAGGACCTCCCGGAGAGTGCCGGTGCCGCCGAGGCCATCCATGGCGCCGTGATGGCAGGGATGCCCATGGACCGTCTCCGCACCATCCTTAAGTCCAGCCAGGGCGACAGCAAGCGCGGCCGTGCCATGGCTACCCGGCTCCTGGAATGGATGGACGACGGTCGTCCAGTCCCCGAGTCCGAGCGCACCATCCTGAAGGCCAGCATCCTGGACCCCGAAACTCCGGGTCGGGTCGGCAAGATGCCGGACGGATTTCTTAACTGGCAGGAGGCCACGGATGCTTATGGGCAGGCCACGCGCCAGGGCCTTCTGGAGGAGGGGGACGATCCACCTTTCTCTCAGGGCACCGACGTCCCCCACAAGAGAAACGGCTTCAGGCTTCCCGGCAAGGAACTGACTCTCCCGGGGCACGACGAACCCAAGCGGAGGAAAGTCGATCCCAAGACCGACCTGGTGGACTGATGGAACCGGCAGGGTTCCTGCTCTGGCAGCTCGCCACGGAGGCGCACATGTCATCCACAGGTAGCCGACCTGTGGCCAAGTCGGATTACACCCAGCATCGACGCGGAGCCATCGTCTGGGTCCATAACAAGGTCCAGCCCCACCACACCATTCCGCAGCACCAAGCCGAATGGGAAAGATGGGTAGATCAGGTTGCCACCGGGACGGCAGGCATGAAAGACGCAGCGGTGATCGGAGAAGTGAACGAGATTGTCCGTTCCTGGATGGCCAATAACAAGAAGGCCCCTTTGGCCACGAATGACATTGTGGCAACCAGGAGCCGGATCCAACATATCCTGAGCGAATGGAAGGCGTCCAAAGGCCGTGGAGTCGGACTGGAGGCCATCAAGGGACTGCCTACAACCCTGGCCAACCCGAAGGCCATCCTGTGGGATAAGGAAGATCCCAGCCTGATCTATGTCTACGAGGCAGGTGACACCGTCAGGCAGAAGTTCGTGGTGCGGGTCAACTTCACGGAGAAAGGTATGGGCACCCTGAACTCACTCCGAAGCGGCGGCTTGGTCGATTCAACTACGCTCAACCTTGGGCGTTATTTGAAAATCAGTGGGAACCCATGAACCTGGTGGGACGCCAACCCGGATCGACCTCCGGCTCCCCCACATAGAATAGCCACCCTTGGGTGACCCTCCCGACCAGCCCGGCGTTTTTCTAGTCTTCAGGCCGGGTTCCCTGACCAGAAGGATGCTATCTCCCCCCTGAATTTTCAAGCCTAATTTTTGAGGCACCCATGACCACCGGCATCGCCTTCACCGACCAGGACACCGGAGAGACCGGCTGGATGATGCCGGTGGGGTGGTTCCCGGAGATCAAGCCCAAGCCATTCACCTCTCCGGACATCGACGCCCAGGCGGCCAAGGCCGAGCCATGGGAGGGCGGCAAACGGGGGCACCTGGTCGTTCAGGGTATCCCCATTGCCATTGAGAACCCCGCTGGGAGTATCCGGAGCGGGGTGGATCCAAACGGGACCAAATGGTCCGTAAGAATGGTCAATCATTACGGATTCTGCGAACGCCGGATTGGGGCGGACGGGGATGGGGTGGACGTCTTCATCGGCCCCAATACGGCTAGCGACCGCGTGTTTATCGTCAACCAAGTGGACCCCACTTCTGGCGAATTTGATGAGCACAAGGTCATGCTTGGCTGGGACTCCGCGCCCGAGGCGGCCGGTGGCTACCTGGACAACTACTCTCCGGGCTGGCGCGGGCTGGGCTCTATCGCCGAACACTCGATTGATGAATTCAAGGAATGGCTTTCCGACGAGAATTCCACCCGGACCATCGCCAAGGGCGGAGACCATCCCCCGCTCCAGCCGGGAGACCACTGGATCGCCATGCACCACGGCGACGGCAAGGCCACCCCGGTCCTGATCCACATGATCCCCGGCAGCCATGGAACTGCGCGGGTGATCGGCGGGGCCAAAGGGAAGCTCAACGGGCTCCGACTCAACAAGCTGGACCCGGCTAAGTGGAAGGAGACTTCCAAGGCCAACGCCAAGATGAGGCGCGAGGCAGAAATGAAGCGCAAGGCCAGCCTGACCCCGGACGAGCTGGCCAAGGAGAAGGAGGCCACCGAGGGCGGCCGGGCGGAGCGCAGAAAGGCCGAGAAGGATTTCATCAAGGAGACATTGGGCCCCGAGGCCGCCCAGGACGGCCAGGCCGAGGACCCGAAGGCCCAGGCCGAGCTGCACCGGACCCTCCTCCGGGAGGCCAAAAAGGTCGCCGCCGACGTCGAGAAGAAGGTCATGCTGGACGCCGAGGCCAGGGGTGCCGCAGGGCTCTCTGTGGTGGGCTCCTCCGCGCCCATGGACCTGGAACAGATCCTGGCCGAGGCCGGTCCCAAGGGCGGCCCCGGCTATGACCAGAAGTTGGCGGAGCGGGCGGCCAAGGCCGGGATGACCACCGAGAAGCTTATGGCCAAGGTGGATGAGGTCCGGGCGCTCCTGGGAAAGGCGCCCAAGGGCGCCAAGGCCGGGCAGACCCCGGAGGCCCTGGCAGCCAACATGGAGGTTCACAAGGCGACCAAGGAGCTGGCCGCGCAGAAGACCGCCGCCGCCGTGGAGGCGGTCAAGGCCGCCCTGGATGCCAACAAGGACTACGCCCGCATCCTGAAGGCCCGCCAGGCCCTCCGGGGCGTCTACAAGGAGCAGCTCGCCAAACGCAAGGGGATCACCTTCGAGCCCGGCTACCAGATGGCAGTCTCCACCCCGGACGAGCATGAGGCCCTGGTCCAGTCCCTCCACGAACAGCTCCTGACCGACCATGTCCGGGGATTCCTGGAGGAGGTCGGCGAGCGGTGGCCAGAGAACAGCGAGATCGACCCATTCAAAAGCAATGAACTGGAAGGGATGCACCAGAGCCGGGGGGCCGGGGCCTTCGACCTCCTCCACGATGTTGGGCTGGCGGCCCTGGGACAGGGCCTGATCGACCGGGACGTGGTCGAGTGCCTGGGGCCGGAGGCCGCCGCGCAGATCGTCGCCAGGGGCATCCGGCAGAACTTCAGCCATGAGGACCAGCAAGCGGTCCTGGAGGCCCTGGAGCATCACCATCTCAAGGAGCAGGAGGAGGTATTGCCTAAGGTAACCGAGGACGCCCAGGCCCTCCGCGCCAAGGCCGCCGAATACGACCAGGAGTTGGTGGAGGTGGCCCACGACCTCCCCACCGCCGTCGAGATCCAGAAGAACAAGGTGGGCGCCCTAGAGGAGGCCCGGCGGATGCTGGGGGGCGCCCTGGGGCGCCTGGAAGCCCGCGCCGCCCTGATCGCCGCCCTCGAGGGCACCCCCCGGAACGAGCAGAGCATCCCCCTTGGCCGGATGACCCCGGAGAAGGCCATCCTCACCGCCGCCGCCCTGGGGATGCCCGAGGGCAGCTACACCATTGAGCATGAGGACGGCGAGGCGATCCTGACCGCCAAAGGCGAAGCCATGGACGCGCTGATCCATCCGGTCGACTGCGCGGCCCTGGGCGAGCGGGAGGCGGCCCTGTCCATCAAGGGTGGCCAGCAGGATGAGGAGAACTGGATTCCACCGGGGTTCGCCAACCGGCTCGCCGACCGCTACTCCAACCCCGAGCTGGAGCTGCCCGAGTTCCAGCGGCAGCATGGCATACAGGACGGGGACGGCCCCGAGGCCATGAAGGTCAAGCTCAAGACCTGGATGGGAGCCCGGCTCGCCGATGGGGAAAGACCCGAGGACATCGTGGCCAGCGCCTATTCCACTCAGGTCGCCGACCCGGAGGCCCTGCACCAGGTTCTGGCCGAGCTGGTCCCCCTGCACAAGGACGGAGTTGCCGCCAACGCCGACGACCTGGCCGGTTACCTGGCGCCCATGATGGACGGCTATTTCAAGGCCAACCCCGAGGAGTCCGGGCAGACCCTTCAGGGCCAGCGGGTGCAAGAGGATCCCAATTTCCATGAGGCAATGCACCGGGCCCTGGCCCAGGATCCCCGCCTCCAGGCCGCCTACATTCCGGTCGGGGAGCTGACCCATAGCCACGTCCAGGGGCTCAAGGACTTCTGGCACCAGCAGCAGGGCGACAGCCACCGGGCCAAGTTCGAGGCCGCCCTGTCCAAGCTGGGCCCCGAGCCGCCCAAGATTGACCCGGAGATTGCCACGGTCAACCTCGGCGCCGGGATCGCCCCGGAGGACGGGGACGCCGGGGACAGCCCGGAATGGACGAAGTGGAGCGCCCAGCGGGCCGCCCTGGAGGCCGAATATAAGGAGAGCGCCGACAAGCCGACCGCCTGGGACCAGTTCGTGAAGGACCACCAGGGAACCAAGGGCGCCCTCGGCGCGATCCAGGAACAGATGAAGGGCACGCTCAACGAAGGGTTCGCGGACCACTACCACCACGTCACCGGACGCCAGCTCCAGACCGCCAAGGTCGGGGAGCGCACCGGCCTGGGAACCGCCCTGGAGAACCAGATCCGCTCCCTCATGCCCGCCGCCGCCGCTCCATTCGCCGGGCGTAAGGGAACCGTGAAGGTGGACGAAGGCATCCACATGAGCGGGAAGTATGCCGCTCAGCAGCGGGCGGTGAAGGCGATCACCCAGCTCAAGCGCATGGGCCTCTTCTACGGAGCCGGGTGCGTCTATGGCGGAACCCGCCTCCATTGCGAGGTCACAGGGCAGGATAGGACGTTCTTTGACTGGTGGTTGAGCGGGGAGCGTCCCGTCGTTGCATCCATGGCTGAGGATGGTCAGGTCGTCACACAGAAAGCCTCGCCCGTATTCGTCAAGGGATACGAGGAGATGCTCCGGATCAGATGCAGCAACGGGTCTGAAATCTTCGTGACCCCACGCCACCTATTCCTGGGTGTGACAGGATGGGTTCACGCTGGCGACCTCATCTGTGGATCCAGGATCATGGGTGCCCCCGAAGGGGGCGATACAACCCGGGATGAAACGCTGGACCAGATCACTCGAATGATCCATCCGGTTTGCGTGCCCGCTTCTGGGTTCGCTCTGCCTGTTTCTCTCGCTCCTCCGGCGTCCATACCCGTCCAGGAATTTTCCCTTTCGCCCACCGATCCCTCATTCGTTGCCGGGCGGCTTCGTGACGCTCTGGCGTCCATACCATCGGAGCTGGGATATGCTGACGGATTCGAGCAAGCCCTTCTGGGGTCCATTCTGGGATGCGTCCCATCAGTTCCTCTCGAAGGTGGTCAGAGTTTTTGCCATATATCTCCAGATTTTCAGGGGAATTGTTCTGCTTGTCTCCGTCCCGATGAGGGACAACCTCTTGGGGCCCAAGGCGACGGCCAAGAATCTCCTCCATCACAAGGCGATGTTCCCGGACATACCCCCCAGAGTTCGCATCGGGGTGATTTGGGGTATGGAGCAGGACATACCCGTTCTTGTCGAGAATGCGCCCCCCCCTCCAGGACCCATTCAACTTGCCCAGACATGCAGAAGGCTCACGACGAGGGATCCCACGACGCTTCAGGTGGTAAAGAATCACTGAGCCATCCACATCAAACAGCCGTCCAATCTGGGTCGAACTCATCCCTACATCGTGATAGAGGCGACGAAGTTCCTCGTCTGAAATCAGAACCTTCGAGCATGGTCGGCCTTTTGGCATGGGTCTCGGTCCTTTCTGTTGAAAGTGCAGGATTCCAGGTAGTATTCGATATCACCGTTCCAGATTCCCACACATATATTGCGCAGGGTTTGGTCAATCACAATAGCGGCAAGACCGGAATCATGCTGGGCGCCCTGACCACCCTGCACCACGACGGCAAGCTAAAGAAGGCCATCCTGGCGGTCCCCAGTGTCGTCCAGGGGCAATTCGGGGCGGAGTCTATTCGGTTCGTGGACCCGTCCACAGGTTTCCACGTCCATGCACGTCCAGGCGAGTCCTACGAGCAGCGCCTGGCCGCATACCGAGACCCGGACCAACACGCCATCGTTGTGACCCATCAGACCCTCCGGGATGACACCCTTCAGATCCTGGGCGACCACCTGGGGAAGGGGCCCGAGGGAGCCAGGGACTTCCTCATGAACACCCCTCCGAAGGAGGCCGCCGCTGCCGTAAAGGAGGCGTTCACCAAGGCCGGGATCGACTTCAACGCCCTCATGGTGGACGAGGCTCATGGCGCCCTGGACAGGGAAGGGAAGGTGGACAGCGTCCTGTCCAAGGTCATGGATGCCCACTCCCACAATTCGGACTACGTCACCATGGCCACCGGTGACCCACTCAAGAACGATGTCTCCGAGGTCTGGTCCAACCTGAACAAGATCGACCCGCACCGCTACCCGCCCGAGTCCAAGGACGAGTTCCTGCGCCGGTTCAAGAACAACACCCCTTTGGCCAAGAAGTCCATGGCCCAGGAGCTGTCCCGCTACTGGTTCAATGGGCGCGTGGACCCCGGAAAGGACTGCTACAAGAGCAACCTCGACGTCCCGCTCACCGACAAGCAGAAGGCCGCCGTCGACCAGGTTGAGCTGGCCTCCGGAAAACTCCGGACGGGGGCGCCCGACGCCCTGAAGTGGGCCCGGATCCTGGCGCCCAAGAGTTTCGAGGGCAAGCCGGAGGCGGACCACGCCGCCATCGCCGAGAGGGTCCGCAAGGCGGTCGGCACCATGCGGGAATCCGCCATGAACCGGATCATCAACCTGGACCCGGAGGGCGGCAAGATGGCGGAACATGTCCGCATCGCCAAGGAGCGCATCGCCCAGGGCAAGCCCGTCGTGATCTTTTCCCACAACCTCCAGGCCGTGAGAGCCATCCAGGCCGCCATGGAAAAGGCCGGGATCAAGGCCACTAGCCTCACTGGCAAGGACAGCTCCAAGGACAAGGCGGCGAAGGCGACCGCCTTCAACAGCGGCCAGGCAGACGTCATCGTGATGTCTGACGCCGGGGCCACCGGCCTGAACCTCCAGCATGGAAAGTGCCTGATCCATCACGACCTTCCCGCCACCGCCATGTGCCACAACCAACGGACGGCCCGGATCTGGCGGGTGGGGCAGAAGGACAACGTGGAGAGTATCACCCTCATGGCGGACTCGCCCTGGGAAAAAAACAACATGGAGCGGGTCAAGCACAAGGGCGTCTTGGGCGAGATTTTTCAGGACCCCACCGACTACCTGGATGATGCAGGATTAGCGGGGGATCTAAAAGCTATTCGCGCTAGGGCGGCGCAGAACAAAGCGGCATAGGAGGGCGACCATGGCTGAACCCAAGAAAGACCCCATTGGGGAGGCCCGGCTGCTCCTCGCCGGGATCGAGGCCGACGTAAGAGAGAACAGAGACAAATTGCGACAACTTCGGACATCCGGAGCTGACCACTTCCGGGAGCGCCTGGATTGGGCCCGGCACCAAGGGCTCAACGAGGGAAACGTGGACGCCTGGTGCCGTGAGGCCGCCGGCATTGTCGCTGCGACACAAAAGTAACAAAAGAAATATTTTTGTAGCAAAACGTATTGACTTGCAGCAGTCAAGGAGCTACATTGGGGTATGCCTGATACGGGCACGGTGACTCCCCTCCAACCTCCCTGCAAGGAGACAACAAGATGGAACGCAAGAAGTTCGTTCCCACTCCTGAAACGCCCTTTCATGGCAAGCGGCCCAGAAGGCTCATGGAGGCGATTCAGGGATTTCGTCCCGGCACATACACCGAGAAGGAAATCTTCGCTCTGCTCACGGACGCCATCCCTGAGACCATGATCCAGTATGATGCGCCCAAGGCGTCGATCCACGGCGTTCTGAAGGCTATGAAAGGGGTGGGCCTGGTCCAGGGCACCCCCACCGAGGCGAACAGCAAAAACTGGCGATGGGTGCTTCAAGGCAAGCCTGCATCCAAGCCGGAGGTGGTTGTTGCCTCTCTGGATCCCCTCACCGTCGAACAGCAGGTCCAGGGCCTGGATGCGAGACTGGGCGGCCTGATGGTCTACCAGGAAGAAACCACCGCGGCTCTCAAGGAATTGACCCGGCTGGTCAACCTCATCATCAAAGACCTTGGCGTGAAGGTCGGCTAACCATGAGCGTATCCTTTGCGACCTCCTTCTATGACCTCAAGGCCGGGAACCCAGGTGAGCTGGTCCGTCACCGGCAGACCGATGACCTGAATGAGCTATGGGAATGGCTCAACCGTTACAAGGAGCGGGAGGGTGTAACCGACATCGTTATCACCTCTCTTGAGCCTACCGGCGTCCAGAAGGTCGAGGTCGCCCCCGGGATCGCAATTGCCAAGATCGAGTTCGGCGCCCCCACCATCATGCTGGCACTCCAGCGCAAGGACGAGGCATCCCCGTGGAACGAACTGACTCCGGGCCGGTAGTGCCCACCCCGCAAGAGATCCGCTCCGTCCGCAAGGGCGCCCGATTGAGTCAGGCGGCGTTCGCCCGGCTTATCCGGGTATCCCCCGCCACACCGGGGCGCTGGGAGCGAGGCGAGAACATTCCTCGTGGACTCCAGCTCTCTGCCCTGAACGAAGCCATCGCCATGCTCAACAAGGCCCACCGCGCCAACGAGCGCATCAACAAGGCCGTCAACCCCAACCGGGAGCTGCAACTCCCTGCCTGAAAGGCACCACATGACCATCAAAGGCGACTCCATTCCTACCCTCGTCCAGACCATTCTGGACAACGCCAAGAACAAGCGGGATTACATCATCCCCGCCACGACCCTTCGCATGACCGAGGACCAGGAACTGACCTGGATGAACGCCGCCGGCCCAGTCGTCACCGAGCCTAGCGACCATGCCAGGAATCAGCTCGCCGACTACCTGGGCATCCCCAGGGGGTTCATGCAGAAGCTCCGGGAGAACGCCCCGGACCTTATCTCCGTTAATGTCAACCGCCTCCTGGACAACCACCAGAACGAAAAGCGGTTGGTGCGGACCCTCAATGGCCACACCAGAGCCATCCTCTCCAACCGCTTCGGGCTCTACGAGAACGAGGAAGTGGCCGAGTATCTGTTCCCGGTCATCCTGGATCAGCCCCAGTTCCAGATCGAGTCGGCCACCGTGACGGACAAGGCTCTCTACGTCCAGGTGGTCACCCCGGCCCTGACCGGCGAGATCCGGGTGGGCGATGTAATCCAGGGCGGCTTCATCATCAAAAATTCCGAGATCGGCCTTGGCAAGATCGAGATTGATCCTTTCCTTAAGCGGCTCCGCTGCACCAACGGCATGATGGGGTTCGACTACGGGAAGAAGCGGGCCCATCTTGGCGGAAGTCTCCTTGGCAACGACGACTCCTTCACTGTGCTGAAGGATGAGACCATCCAAGCCAAGAACCAGGCGTTCTGGCTGGAAATGCGGGACCACCTGAACACCCTGACCAGTGAGGAAGGATTCAAGAAGATCCTCCAGGACATCCGCGAGAAGGCCAACGACGCCGTTCCCGGCGATCCTGGACTCGTGGTGGAGGAAGTGGCCAGCCGCTTCCAGCTCCGGGAGGCCGAGAAGAAGTCGGTTCTGTATTCCTACCTGGGAGAGCGGGACCATACCAGATGGGGACTGGCGAATGCGATGACTCAGGTCGCCAACGCGCACCCGTCCTACGACCGCGCCATTGAGCTTCAGGGTATGGGCGGAGACATCATGGCCCTCCAGGGCTCCGAGTGGACGTCCCTCGTCTCCAGGGGGCAATGAGCGCAACCGCGGGCCCCTCCGGGGGCCCGTCCATTTCCGGAGCCGAGATGCTCGCAATTATTCTGAAGCTGATCCATCACCCCCACCGGGTTCCCCGAATGCCCCGCGTTACTTCCGGGCGAATGCAGGACATCATCCTCTTCGCCCAATTGGAAGACTGGGCCAAGCGGAGGGCCATCCGCCAGGAGCTGGCCAGGAAGGATGCCGCAGCATGAGCTTCGAGGCGATTCCTCCCTTCACCGACGACGAGATATCTGCCATCCGGGCAAAAATCTTTCTGATCCTGGGCGCACTCCTGGCCGTCCTCATGCTTTTCAATATCTGGTCCGACAGGCAGCTCGACAAGGCGGTTAAGGACCATTCGGCATATAAGGAGGCAAGCCATGGCAAAGCCAACGACCAGTAGCTGGATGGGCATTCCTGGATCCATCGGCCAGCACCTCATGAAGGGCCGGCTGGTCCTGGCCCATGTCTGGGATTCCCACGGCAAAGCTTGGATGTCCCTCATGTGCGAGGCACCCGACCGCAACACCACTCCTCCCGTGCATGGCCCTTACACTGACATGGACACCGCTAAGAAGGCGGCCGAGCTGGGCTTTGGCTACCCAAAAATTCCCCTGGCGAGGTAGCCATGGCCCCACAAACCAGAAGGGCCCTCGACCGGAAGCGCAAGGCCAAAGAACGGGCCGACAGGAAGCGCAAGGGCAAGTGCCAGGTCTGCGGGAAGCACCCGGCCAAGCCCAGCAAAAATAGTCCAACCGGGCTGGCAAGCCGGTGTGTGGCCTGCGCCCGGATCGCAGCCAAACGGACGCATGAGTCGGCCTCCAGGCTGCGCCCGGCCCTAAAGAAGTTGGGCATCTGTCAAATCTGCGGATGCCGCCAGGCCGAGCCCAGCACTACCAGCCCGACCGGATTCGCTAGCCGGTGCGGCGCATGTGCCGAGCAGCAGAACACATCCAAGGCAGAACGAACACAGTCCAAGCTTGAGGAGGCCGCCATGAAGCTGCACCTGATACACGAAGATGGCTTCTACCAAGGCCCCAGCGGCCAGATCCGCCATGTCCTTCACCAGACCGCCGAGATGGCCCTTATCGAGGTCGTTGACCGCGGCATCATCACTCCCAACCATACCGCGTCTCTTGCCTTGGGTGAGCGAAAGCGGGTCAAGACGTCGTCTCTTGCGGCCTGGGCCATCAAGGAAGTGCCGGATCCCCGGACCCAAGCGGTGGCCTCATGACGAACCAGGATACCCTTTCCCTCTCTCCGGACCAGCTCCACACCCTCCGCCACATGCTGGGGATCACCGACCCAAGCTTGGCCGTCCCCAAACCCTACCGGAACTATTACGCCGCGAACCCCGGCGACGAGCACATGGCCGAGTTGGAGCGGTTGGGAGCCGTCAAGATGACGGGCACCCGCTGGGACCTGATCTATTACGAATGCACCGAGGCGGGGACGGCGGCGGCCATCGCCAGTTTCAAAACTATCCAACTCTCCAAGGGGAAGCGGGTTTACCGGGCCTTCTTGAACGCCTCCGACGTTGCTCCGGACCTGACCTTCCGAGAATTTCTCACCAACCCTGCATTCAAGGGCAGTCGGGACCGGTCCTGAGAATACACACTCGCCACCTATCGAGCAATCGGCCATTTCGGCCTGAACAACATCCCCTCAAGGAGCAGCTATGTGCGATTTTTTGTCCGGACTCGTGACCATCGAGAAGCACCCCCGGATCCTGTGCCAGAACCTCACCAGCCATGACGCGACAGTGAACGCGCTCAGGATCGCCCCCGAAACCTACCGCGAATGGGAGTGGACCCGTGAGGACGGCGGTGAGTCGCTGAATGTGCGGGTGCTGCCCGGTGAGGACCGCGCCGAATTCTGGAGTGCCATCCTGGCGCTCTATCCCCGGCGCATCCTCTGCATCAACGAATGCCTACGGCAGATCGCCGAAGGGGGAAGGAACGTTAATCTGGACCTCTCCGGCCTGACCAGCGCTGAGGGCCTGACCCTCCCGCAGTCCGTGGGCGGATCCCTGCGCCTCTCCGGCCTGACCAGCGCTGAGGGCCTGACC